GAATGAGCTTGGAAGGATTTGAGGTCGCAGCCAAAATCACAGGCGCAGGTGCGAAGAACATCGCCGTTCTCCTCTATTCCATTCTGAAAGAGGAAAAGAAAACAAAGGGCAAAGCAAGGCTTACCAATATGCTCCGTTCTGGCAAGGAGCTGAAAGTCTTTACCATTAAGAACGAGGACTTGAACCAATAAGATTATGAAATATAATTGCATCAGAAATAGTGATTCTCCAGAAGTAATGAGAGCAAGGGTGAAGCACGGCATAGCTGCCTACGGCATCTACGTTGCTCTTATGCAACTATTGGAGGAAGACGAGGATCATAAGCTGTCAAAGGATTATTCTATGATAGCTTATGAGATGCGTGTTGATGTTTCCGTGGTGCAATCTGTAGTTGAGGATTTTGATTTATTCAAGGTTGAGGAAGAATATTTCTATTCTAAGGAACTTTCAGACACTATCGAGCAGGCAAGAAAAGTCAGCGAAGCTAGAGCTAGAGCCGGTCGTGCAGGTGGTGCAGCAAAGGCTAGAAATTTCGTAGCAAATGCTAAGGAATCTTCTAGCAAATGCCAAGCAAATGCTAGCGAATCTCTAGCAAATGCTACAAATTCTCTGGCAAATGCTACAGATATTCTAGCAAATGCTAGCGAATCTCTAGCAAATGCTAAGCAAATGCCAGAGTCCAAAGAAAGTTCCCCAAACCCTTCAAAGAATATATATTCCGTTCCTACGGAACGGGAAGATAATATAAAATTATCTTCTCCTTCTAGCGCACGCACGAGGAAATCGAAACCGAAAGAGTTTACCATCTGCCACAAGGGACGGCAAATATTCGAGAAGTATTACCAAGAACTCTATGACTCTGCCTATTATTGGCAACCCAAGGATGCAAAGGCTATGAACTCTATCCTAAAGAAGATTTCTTTTGCTAGAAGTCACAAAACAGTGCCGCTTCCGATAGATGACGAGAGCTTGCTTAAGGCATTGGAAGAGTTTCTGCGTCGTATCGACAAGACTCGGATAATGAACAATTTTTCGGTTAACAAAATTGATTCTCAATACAACGAGATAGTATCAGAAATGAAAAATCATAGACAAAACGTAACAGACAATGGAAACAATACAAAGACAGGATGGAAAGCTCCAGACCACAAAGACACATCAGCGTATAGGTCGGGGTTTGGAGTTGCCGTTGGAAAATAGAGAAGTCAAGAACTTTCTTTACTATGCCTACAAACGAGAGGTAGAGAAAAGAAAAAGAACGTTCGTCTTCACTGACGAGCTAAAGGAAGCAATATCGAAAGTCGGGGATTTTCTTACTACAGAGACAAACTTTTACGGGCTGTTTATGCCCGGCAGTATTGGAAACGGCAAGACTACAATGCTAAAGGCTATTCGAGATTTGCTAGTTCATCTTGTGGACTCAAACAAGATTAGCTATTGCGAGGGTGACAAATATCCGCGATTCGTCAAGGCTAGAGATATGGCTTACATGATTCACGAAGACATAAACGAGTTCAGAGCAATCATGAACACTAAGTTTCTCTTGATTGACGATTTGGGTGCTGAGCCAACGGAGATAGTCACTTACGGAATGCACTACAAGCCGTTTGACGAGTTGTTGGACTATCGCTATGAGCAGATGCTGCCCACGATTATCAGTTCAAACCTAACGGCCATTGACATCGGACAGAAGTACGATGACCCAAGAATTGTAGATAGAATGCACGAAATGTTTGATATTTTAAGTTTTGAGGAGGTATCGTTCAGATGAGTTTAGAACAATCACCATATCAGAATCAGCCATTAGTGAATGACCCAAAGGCTGAGCAGTATGTTATCGGAAGTCTTCTTGTTGATCCTACCGCATACACTCTAGTAAGCCAGTATCTAGATGAAGACTGTTTTTACGACCCCATGTGTAGGGATATATGGAAGGCTGTTGATAATATGGGAAAGCAAGGTATGCCGATAGATGTCATATCAGTTTCTGCCGAGCTCAGTAAGCAGAAGTCGAATGTAACAGCATTGGACTTGATGAACATTTCGGCACAGATTGCATCATCTGCACATGTAGAATATCATGCCATCAGATTGCAGGACCTTGGTAGAAGAAGAAAACTCTGGGTTGTCGGGCAGCAGCTTTCCAAGGTTGGATTATCGGAAGAGATTCTGACCGCAGACGCCCACCAAGAGGCTATAGAGAGTATCGGAGGAGTATTTGAGAAAGCAGATGGAGTGTTCACGCTCGATGATGCAATGAATAGTCTAAACGAGATAATGGTTAAGAATGCCACCGTTGGAGGTGTCACGACAGGAACCAAGACCGGTATGGAGAGATTCGATGAAAAGGGAGGTCTGCAGAAGTCTGACTTGATTATCGTTGCCGGCGAAACTTCTCAGGGAAAGACGAGCCTCGCACTTTGCATGACAAGACACGCCATCGAGAACGGAGCAAAGGTTGCTTTCTACTCTATGGAAATGACGAAGGAGCAGCTTACGGCACGTCTGCTTTCTGCCAAGACGAACATCCCGGCCAACAATATCCTCTATTCGGGCAGTCTGGCGCCAAGCGAGATAAGGATGATTGATGATGCTAGAGGCAAGTTACCCGGAGAGAATTTATTCTTTGATGACAAGAGCACGTCAAATATAGATTCTATCCTTCTTTCCATCCGAATGCTTAAGATGCAGAAGGACATAGACGGAGCCGTAGTTGATTACTTGCAGATTCTTAACGTAAACTCCAGGAGTACGAGTTTCAGCAGGGAGCAGGCTATGGGTGATGCCGCACGAAGATTCAAGAACCTCGCAAAGGAACTGAACATATGGATCATCGCCCTAAGTCAGTTGTCTAGAGATAGTAACTGCCCGGAGCCGAATCTGAACCGACTGCGCGATAGTGGACAGATAGGAGAAGCTGCCGATGTTGTCATACTAGTATATCGAGCAGAGTATTACAACAGAGCGTACCCTGCCCCATTTGATAACAAGGACGATTATCCTACTGACGGAACGGCTATGATAGACGTTGCCAAGGGACGTAATATCGGAACATTCAAATTTTTTATGGGATTCAACAAAAATACGACAAATTTTTTCAAGACGAATTTAATCAACGAAGATGTACAGGTGCCTTTCGAAAAACCAGAAGAAGCAGATGCACCATTCTGATAATCAGATAGTTATAAAGTACTATGATTTAGTATTTTTAACTAAAATAATCGTTGGTAAATTTGCATATATCAGAAAATTTTCGTACCTTTGCATATAGATAAAAGGTAGTACTTTTGACTATTCAGAGCCTATCTTACAAGTTGAACCAATTAAAATTATAAAGATTATGAAGAAGTTAGGATATATTGAAACTAGCAGTTTGACCTCCTCTAAAAAGGAACAGTTGCAGAAACATTTCAGAGAGTGTGCGGTCGTATGCCTTTCGACGGATAAAGTTTTCAGGGCTTTTGGAGAGATTGAGGAAAATCTTAGACCAGACCACAATTTGGGCAATTACAGAGATAATCCATATTTCGACATGCTTCGCAAGCAGTATATGCTGGTCAGATTCATAGAGGAAGAGTACTTCCGTAAGTACGGGAGCAGCTATTGTTCTTTCGAGACCGTGAAAGAATATCTCGATTCAATAGATGATTTGAGGACGCTCGATGAGCACAGTTGCCTCGAAGAAATCGACAAGATGATTTTAACCAGAATGTCGCTTCAGATTAGTAAAATATAAACCAATTAAAATTCATAGAAAGGGAATAATTATGAGAAATTCAAATTTCAATCTTATTAAATCATTGGGCTACGTGGTCGTAGTCGCCAGTATGGCGGCATATTCCACCCAACAAGAGTATTGGAAGAACGTCGAGGACGGTTGCTTGTATGGCCACGTTGGGGACAGCATGGAAGAGTATAAGCTCTTGATGAAGGAGGGCATTATGTAAAGGAGGTACGGTCATGGGGTTAATTGAAGAAATCAGAGCAGCTAGAGTTTCTCAACTCACAGAGGAAAACAAGGAAAAGCTTCTTGCTTATATCAAGAAGTACTTGATGCGATATGATCACGCTTTAATCGGTGGCGCAGCACACTTTTCATATGATTGGAAAATTCCAGACCCAGATAGCAAGGATTGGTGGAGAGACTGTTATGCTCCATACAAACTCCATCCAGCTATTACGGATTGGCTGACCAGCCTTGGCTTTAAGTGTAGCCGCTATTATAACAGAGGAGGTGTTGACCAGGGAATATGTGTAAGAATATAAACAAGTGTTGTGGCAACTGTGCATTGTTCCTTCACGAGGACATTTATGGATATGGATCTTGTGATTTTTCCGAGAACCCTCATTGTGGGGACAATGCTTGCCAAGCGTATAAATTAAACGAGTTATGAAATACGTAGATTATAAAGCCAAGCAACAAAAGGAGTTCAACAAGCTCCCGATGAAAGCTGCCTTTGGAGACAAACAGTTTGAGGAAATGATGGCTGAGTGGGGACTCTCAACCAGCGAGGAAGACTTAAAGAAGATTTCTTCCTTAGGCTGTGGAGTCTATTGCCTAAAAGAGGATGAGCATTTGTTCATCGAGTTTTCCGAGCGTTCAGTAAAGGAGGACGAGGAGTTCTATTCAAATGATGAGAATTTAAAGGATGCTCTCATCTATGAGTTTGGCAACCATGAATGCGGATATACATGGGAATTTGAGAATGGTATTATCGCATTGGGATTCTCTATCAAAGAGTTTCTTTCGGACGAGCGCAAAGCCAAGGTGTTCACAGAGGCAAGAAAAGAGTATATAGACAAATTGGAGGGCTAGCTATGTTGGTAAAGGAAATGGTACAATACACGAGAACGGCAGACATGGAAGAACTCTATCTGATGCTCAATAATGATTCTGTAGCCTACAACCTTTGGCACGATGCTGCAGAAAAGTACGCCCTGAAGATGGTAAATGGCGAGGCGGTAATGATGGAGAATGTCGCCCATGTGATGATTGCAAGAATCATCCAGTCATGTGACAGACTGATAAACTGGCGCAGAAAGATGATTACTGATGCCCTGGATATTACTAAAGAGCAGAAGGAGATTGTCGCATGGCAGTGGTTCTACAATAGTATGATGGATTTATATACTTATTATAAAGGTAGGCAAAAGTAAGGTTTAACGATTTGGGTATTAAGGACACCCACAAGTTAGATACCTTATTCTTATCTGGCAGCCGGAAAGACGGCAGCCTACCTTTTAAGATATAAATAATATGAAAGATTACGATTACTTATCTCTTATCGTAGAGATTTCCCCGCAGCATCAGAGCTGTTCTGGAGATATTAGGGATTACGAGTATGTTTGCAGACTGGATTGTGTCGGTGACCATAATGAAATATTGGAATTTATGCTTCAATGGGATTATGGAGAAGATACATCAGATACACAAACTGAGTTAGACAAATATGAAGATGTGCTCATCGAGACAGATACACATATACTTGCAAAATGTGAGTCCAGGAACTTCGGCTGGCAAGGTGACGCATTCTTCCTTTATAGAAAGGATAAAAAGAAATGAAAAATATTTATCATATACATCAGTCTTCCAATTCCTATTGGGATAGTCATTGGACAGACACAGATTATTATCTGTGCGATAGCGAGGAGGAATACCAGCAGAAATTGGCTGAATATACCGAGGAGCGTAAGCAGATTGAGAAGGATTTTAAGGAGAATCCAACAGAGGCCAACAAGTATCGTGCATTGTTCTTTCAGCTCAGCAAGGAGCAAAAGGTACATGCTAACGAATATTACTACGCACATGAATGGTGCGGCAAGGAGTTCGATGCTTTCGGTTTCTGCTGGAGTAAGAGGTTGGAGAGAAGTACGCATTACAAGTACTATCTTAAGCCAGGCTCGGTGTGCAACGAGACAAGAAGTTCCGCTGTTGGCAGATTTACAGGATATGGAAGTTAAACTTAATAAGATTGGAGGTGAAACATGTAGAATTAAGTAAAAATCATCGTTAATCAATGGTCGGGATTAAATAACAAAACAATGTTTGATATTCTTTATTTTGCGACAGCTCGGAAAGACGGCACCCGACCTTTAATTTTACACCATTATGAAAAGAAGTGAATTATTTATGGCTTGCGCCAACGAGTACAGTTATAGATGCAATTCTGATTGCGACAACTGTCAGTTATACCTTCGTTACTTAAAAGAAAAGGAGGATTAATCATGGATGAGAACAAAGATATCATCAATGTAAAAAAGTCTAGTATAGAAGCAGACTTCCCTATCGGTCAAAAGCTTTCTATCAATGGCATTAATTGTGTTGTGGCAAAACGAGGGAGTTGTCCAAATTGTATTGTATGTATTCCAAACGTTCATCGCGATGACGTCGAGATAACTTGCGAAGATTTAGCTTGCCTTGCAAGTGAACGTAAAGATAGAACTAGTGTTCATTTTAAAGAGATTTAATTATGAAGGTATATCTGATTTATAAAGAAGATGCCTGGCATACAAAGGGAAGCGGCGAATTGCTTAGAGTAGCCGACAGCCTTCAGAAATGCTACGCAACAGCCGAGGCTAATGGAGCTTCGGAAGAGCAACTTAAAGATTTGCGCAATATCGGGCAGAGCCAATGTAGTGGTAAAAGCTACGAGTTTAACATTGAAACATGGGAGGTAACATAATATGAAATATGACGTTTGCATTCAAGAAACTTTGAGTAAGACAATAACCGTAGAGGCAGAATCAAATACGGATGCTTGCTCCATGATTAGAGAAAAGGTTAAGAATGGTGAGATTGTCCTTTCTGCCGACGATTACACCGGTTGTAGAATTATAACGGCACAGAAAGCGTATGGAAGTGAAGACAACGAAGACTGAGTTCAGAGAACTGCTTAGTGTTCTAGAAAAAGCAGCAGCTTTTATTAATGAAAAATCCACAAGGCCCAAAGACTTTGATTTGGCTAGAAGATTAATAAGGTCAAAGGCTTTGCTGGCGAAAAGGAATGGCAGTCTTCAAGGAGAAAGCGGCGATAGTCATTAACGGCATCGTGTACGTAGCGGAACCAATGGATGATTGCGAGGATTGTGCGTTTTGTACGGGCTTGGCACAATGCAGCGTAGATTTCATTTGCATCTCTATGAGAGAAGCATTCCGTAAGGGTTTTAGAGACAAGCCTATAGGTTTCAAAAAATGGAAAGGTTATGAAAGGATCAGAAACATTCAAGAAGATAATCAAGGCATATCTTGACAAGCGTGCAGCAGAGGATGAATTGTTCGCAAAGGATTACGCCAAGCCTGGCAAGAATATCGATGACTGCTGCGACTTTATTATCTCAGAGGTCAAGAAATCCGGAAGACAGGGGTTTGACGATGATGAGATTTATGGAATTGCAATTCACTATTATAATGAAGAAGAAGTTTCATTCACCAAGAATCAGAATTGCACCATTGTTACAAATCTCTCAGACCAGACCAAGGAGAATCTGGAGAAGAAGGCTGAGGAGGAATTCAAGCAAGCCAAAATCATCGAACTCCAGAAGAAGGAGTCCGCTGAGAAGGAGCGCTTGAAGAAGAAAGCCGAGGCTCAGAGAAAGAAAGATGCTGAGATTGGTCAGTTGAGTTTGTTTGATTTTTAATATGTGAGTTATGAAGCCAAGAAATAAGACAGAACGTAAAGTTGTAAAACTCTCGGACAGAATTCCGGAGTTATCAGACAAGCAGCGTGAGTGGGCCATCAAGACTTGCATCTCTGAAGATGATGCCTACAAGTATGGTGACAGATTTTCAAGAGGGTGTTTCTATCTAGTATGCACATTCAAGGGATGGCAGGTCCTCAGATACTTTCAGGTAAGAGCGAAGTTCCGGTTCCACAAGATGATTAAGGAGAAGATTTACTTCAAGGAGTGTATGCAGCAATGGTTGAAAGATGGGGAATATGTTTTCCTTGCCAGGCAGCGAACCAGCGGATATATAGAAGATGCTTTTTCTGCTTTCGGAAAGTTGGAAGTAAGAACGCATACTGTATGGAGTTTCTTGGGTGATCCTCGTGATATTGGATTCGATGGAGTATATTACGCTTCAGTCCAAGGCAAGTATAAATATGCTCTCAGAGACTTCGGGGAAAAGATTCTGTGTGACGAAATCTTCCGTTCCGTCAATGCTAACCCATACAATGAAACTCTCATGAGACGTGATATTGATATGTGGAAGGTGTGTAAGTACCATGAAGCTGTCTTCGACAGAGAAAAAATGTCTGCCGTCAAGATTGTTGTCAGACACGGAAAGGCTTCTTATATTTACGATAGCTTGTGGTGGGATATGCTCGACAGTATTATGTATCTTAAGAAAGATGTACGTAACCCTTCTATAGTTTGCCCGGAGAATCTTCGTGAGGCGCACGACAAGTGGCTAAAGGCAGCAGACAACAAGAAAAAGAAAATGGAGGACAGAATGACTAAGCTGCGTCTGATTGCGGAAGAGAAAATGCAACTCAGATATCTGGAGCAAGCTGCTAAAGCCGAAGAGGAGAATAAGAAAAAGGCAGAAGCAATGGCTAATGTATATGTTGACAGAAGAAAGCAGTTCTTTGACATTGACATAAAGGATGGCGCCATAGACATACAGGTTCTTAAGTCCGTCCAGGAGTTCTTTGAAGAGGGCAAGGAAATGGGGCACTGTGTATTTAGGAATGGTTATTACGATGTGAACAGAAAGCCGAACTGCCTCATACTTTCTGCCAAGGTAAACGGGCAGCGTATGGAGACAATCGAGGTAAACTTAGCCGATGTTACCGTTGTTCAATGCCAGGGCCACGGAAACATCAATTCCGCTTTTCACGATACCATTCTGAAGCTTATCAAAGATAATCTGTGGCAGATAGAATCCAGGCTCCCAAACAGGGCTAGTAGAACGGCGTAATTTTTAGTATTTTTGGCTAAAATTTCCGTTTGATATATTTGCATATATCGAGATTTTTTCGTACCTTTGCGTATGAGAAGAGCCTATTTTGCGGTGTTTTTGACTATCCAAGCCGCATATATGCACAATTTTATGTTAAAATATAGTTAATTTTAGATTTTAGGTATTTAATCATTAAATATTTTATTAAATTTGCAGCGATGGAATACGATTACAGTAAGCTCAGAGAGTTCATCAAGCGTTGTAAGTGGCAATGGGCCACTTCAATGATAGACGTTCCTCATGAGTACATTCACAGAGACAAGTGCGCATTGACAAACGACGAGTTCTATTACTTCGTCAGCGCACAGCGAGACAATGGAGTCCATGAAAGATGGGGGAAGTATAATTTCCCTTACCTTTACATTGATGGTTACAAGTATTGGACGATGGGTGACCCATTCGAGACTACTTGGATTTTGAACAGACAGAAGGTTTTCAACGAGTTCGACTTCCTGGAGTGGCCGGTACCGCGAATCTATTCGAATCAGGAAATGGACGTGATGGCAAAATCTATCATGTTCACGTTCAAGGACAGAAGATTTTTCGAGGCAGGCATCGGAAACGGAGACTTCGTCGCTTTCACCAAGATAAAGCCGGAAATGTATTATGGAGTTGATCCTAGCAAGAAAGCAATCAAGCAGTTCAGGGAGAAGACCTCTGGTTTTTTCCGAAGATGTTCTACTATTTCTTTTGAGGAGGCGATAAAGAAATGGATGTCGGCAGACAGCGTTGTGGTTGCTCTTTTCGGTACCGCTTCCTACTTCATGCCTCAGTATCTCCGCAAACTGGGCGAGAGTGGTTTGGATTATTGCCTTATGTTCTACAAGGATGACTACACCCCTGCAGAGTTCGAGGAAATGCACCATTTCACCTATGACAGAATGCAGTTGAAATCGATGTTCCCGAATTGTAACATATACAATCACAAGAATTTCGTAACCATTTCAAGTAAAAAAATCACCTGGCAACAGGCAACAGTAGAAAATGAATTATTCCCAGTATGATAAAATAGCAAGTAAGTACGACACTTTGTTTCGTGATGAAATGAGTCTCGTTGAGAACCGTGAGGTGGGGCAAATGCTCCCACCTCTCAGCGGTTCAATCCTAGACATCGGATGTGGTACCGGCTTGCTGACAGAGATTGCAGAAATCGACCCAAAGGAATATCTAGGAATTGATCCTAGTAAAGGAATGTTGGAGCAGTTCACTAACAAATACCCAGCCTATAAGGATAGGGTTGTATGTGAGCCTTTCGACGGAAAGAGTTTAGATTGCAGGAATTTCAACAATATCGTAGCATTGTTCGGTTCCCCATCTTATCTTTCCCGGTACGCTGTTCTTGCTATATCACAGTGTAAGGCTCGTAAGTTTTTGATGTTCTACAAGGAGAAGTATCATCCGGTCACTTACGAGAAATGCGATGTAGAGTTCAGACATTTCTATTATTCTAAGAAGGTTCTGTGCAGTCTTTTTGGTGAAGAAAACGTATCAGAGTATCACAATTATTTAATAGTAAATTGCGTATGACATCACAGAAAGGTTTGCGTTATGATGGCAGTATTGACAAATACCCCATCACAGAAGGCGAGATTTACAGTTTAGGCAATGGTAGCAAGATTACCATTGCCGATATTACTTTGGGGCTTCCGGAGTTTTCAAAGAATGCCGATTGTGTATTCATCGACCCGGCAGGAAGTAAAGGTGTCCTCAAAGCGTATTATACCAAGGCGGAGAAGCAATGCCCGGTTGATAATTTTGACGAGTTCGTTGCCCACATCAAGAGGTGCATCGAGCAGATTAATCCGGACAGACTATTCGTCGAGTGCTTCTACAGAAATAAGAAACAGTTGGTTCCTATGGTAGAATCGCTGTTCCCTCATGTAAAAATCTACGAGAACACCTATTATCATAAGCCAGATTGCAAGTGCTGGATTATCCAAGGCACCAAGCAGGCAGAAGACTGGGGACTCCAGGGAATGGATGAATGGGATGCGGTGTTCAAGATTTGTAAGGATGTTCCGTTCTGCTCTATCACAGACTTCTTCATGGGTCAAGGACTTGTTGCCCAAGCAGCCTATGCCGCAGGTAAGGTTTTCTATGGTAGCGATATGAACAGAAACCGTTTGGCTGTAGCCATAAGCAAGGTAGCCAAGCGAGGTGGAGAATGGACAGTTACTAAATAATTACGCATATGATTAAACTCTCTCAGATTATCATCCTCAACGTTCCGAAGCGAGAACGTGAGGGCAAATACCTTAAGAAGTTGATAGAGACCAGCACGAAGCCTTATGGTATTCCTGTCAGTATCTCTATGGACCGAGGTAAGGGTCTTTGGGACAATTATTCCCAAGCGTTGACGCAAGAGGTAGCGGAAGGAACCCATCGCATGATTATCCACGATGACATTACCTTTGACCGCAACATTCTTGCCAAGATTTTACATATTCTCTCTTTTGCTCCCGAAAACAATGTTATCAGTTTCTACAATCCTACAAATGGTGACTATACTGATTGTTACGCAAAGGGCAAGCACGTTATTTCTACAAAGACTAATTTCTGGCTGCAGGCTAGCGTATATCCAAATGACCTAGCCAAGGACTTTGTTGAAACTTCAAACAAGATGACGGATGATCAGACACGTTATGATGATTCGCGCCTTAAGGCATACCTTCAGGCAAAGGGTATCGACCTTTACGCTATCGTTCCCGGTCTGGTTCAGCATTTCGGTGCATACAGAAGCACGTTCAACAATCCAGGCGCCGTAGGTGGCATTCCTCGAAACAGCAAGACCTACGACAACCAGTTTGATGTAGAGTCTGTAGATTGGGAGAGTGAGTTCAAAAATCCTTATTTGGCTAAGTCAAGCAAGGATTGGGTTAAGGAAATCGTAAACAAGGAATTTCTCGATGAATACAAAAAACTCTAAGGAAAATCTAGCCTTGAAATTGGCAAAGGACAATATCGAGGTTGAGCAGGTGAAGCCGCTGCATATTGAATACGTTAAGGTTGATGACATTTATCCGAATGACTATAACCCTAACACGCATGATGCAGACAGCTTCGACCTTCTCATCAAATCGTTGCTATATTTCGGATTTACTCAGCCTATCGTTGTCAACCGCTCGACGATGCAGATTGTGGACGGAGAGAACAGATACCGCGCCGCCTGCGTCATCGGATATGAGATGGTTCCTGTATGCTTCGTTGACTTCGACGAAGAGAAGTTGAGATATGCAACAATCATGCACAATGCCGCTCGCGGCCACAACAATAATGAAATGATGGGTAGGCTTAAGAATTACCTTGACACCCATTTCAGTAATTCCAGCGACAAGGTATTATTAAACAATAGAAAGAAATGATATTTTACAGTGACAAAAACGTTTATGAGGCAGCTCTTGAAAGATTCAGATACATCTTTCGGGAGTTTTATGGTAAGCGTAAGATTGTCGTGACGATGTCGGGAGGAAAGGACTCTACCGTGGTTCTCAACCTTGCGCACGAGGTTATGAAGGAGATGGGAATTGAAAAGATTCCCGTCCTCTTCCTAGACCAAGAGGCAGAGACTCCAATGACTATCGAGTACATACGATACATCATGCACTTGCCGTGGGTTGAGCCGTATTGGATTCAGTCATACTTCCAGGAATGGAATGCCTCAAAGGGAGAATGGTTCAATGTATGGGGGCCAGGAGAAAAGTGGATTCGTGAGAAGGAACCAGATTCATATGGTGATTTGGAGATTCCGCACAATCAGTATTTCTCCAAGACCCTTGATCAGGTACACAGAATGCTCTTCGGCAAAGACTACCTAACTTTAGGTGGTGTCCGTATCGAGGAGTCGCCGGCACGATTGTCGGGTCTTACTAGAGGTGAGTGCCTTCCAGGTATTACATGGGGAGGTGGTGGTGGATATTATAAAGACGGTACACCGAGAAGTCTGGTACTCTACCCTATTTGGGATTGGAAGGTTTATGATGTATGGTATTACATCTTCAGCAACAAGCTTCCGTACTGCAAGCTCTATAACTATCAGTTCACGCAGAAGCCGCTCAGAGCGTGCCGAGTAAGTTCCCTCATTCATGAGCAGGCTATCCACGACTTAGGTTTCATCAAGGAAGTTGATCCATGGTTCTACGACAAGCTGGTGCGAAGAGTAGCAAACGTTAATACGTCTGTACACGTCTTTAATGAAGTGGCAACGTACTGTTACAATTTACCACCTTATTTCAAGGATTGGGATGAATACGTTGATTATCTCGCTGACAATCTTTGTGAAGACAAGAAGAATGCGGAGACTATCAAGAAAGGCTACCGTTCCGCCAAGAAGAGAAATGTAGCTAAAGCCGGGCATTGCCAGGAGTGCATTGATTACGTAATACATCAGATTGGTTATACCAGCGCTGTCTGTGTCATTGCGGAAGATTTCGGAATGAAGCGCATTCAGAGCGTAGAGCGTTCTTTGCGTCAGTATTTGAGCGACAATTATGTTAAAATAGAAAAAGCTAATAAGGAATATGAATCTTCAAGAGAACATCAAGAAGGAGTTTGATGCTGCCAAGGATAAGGTGCAGTTTTTGAACGACCTCAGAAAGTATATCAGTTCCTTATCTCCGGAGAAAGTCAACCCTGTAGATTGCGTGCTTTGGGTTGACAAGGATATGGTGGTAGCCAACAACTACAACCCTAACCATGTGGCAGATAAGGAAATGCGTCTTCTCTATACATCCGTGAGGGAAGACGGTTACACAATGCCTATCGTTACCATTTGGGACGAGAAGCTGCAGAAGTATGTAATCATCGACGGTTTCCACAGAAACCTCGTTATTCGCAAGTTTGCGGACATCAATGAGCGATGTGGCGGAAAGCTGCCTATCGTAGTTCTAGACAAGGACATCGACCAGCGTATGGCATCAACCGTAAGACATAATCGTGCCCGTGGAAGTCACTCTGTAGATGGAATGGTAAACATCGTCTTCAATATGCTCAGAGATGGTGTATCTGAGCGTGAGATTTGCGAAAAGGTAGGTCTGGAGCAGAAAGAGCTTGTAAAACTTAAGTATGTTACCGGTTTCGCCAAGATTTTCAAGAGCTATAAGTATAATGCGGCTATCGAAAAGGTTGTCGACGAGAGACGCGTAGCAAGAGAGACAGCCAAGAAGAAGGAGGATAAGAAATGAAAGTAAAGTCAGTTAAGCTCAGTGAAATCTTTCCTTACTATGACAACCCTCGTGACAACACGAATGCGGTTGAGCCTACGAAGGAGAGTATCAAGCGTTTTGGATTCGTTAAGCCTATCCTCGTTGATAAGGCAGGTGTAATCATTGCCGGTCACACAAGATACGTGGCCGCTTACCAGTTGGGTATGGAGTTCGTTCCTGTCGTTTACTCGGATATGGACGACGAAATGGCAAAGAAGTACCGCATCCTCGATAACAAGCTGGCAGAGAAATCTTCCTTTGATGAAGACCAGCTTTTGGAGGAATTGCGCAACATGGAGGTTCCTACCGATATGCAGGCATTCTTCTTTGAGGATATCAACCAGATGCTCAACTTCTCCCTCGACAGCATCAATCAGCAGGCAGAAGAGTATGGTGGCTTCCAGGATGACTATTCTCAGGTTGATGAGGAGAACTTCGAGGCTCCATCCAATGAAGAGGCTGGCGAAAGCGAGGAAGCTTCTTCAGATGATGAGGAGGAGGACCCTGCCAAGGATTTGTTCGTTCTCAAAGAGCGCGAGGACGGTTCACATTATATGAAGGTCGTTTGCCCATATTGCGGAAATATGGAAACAATAGAAATTGAGGATTAACAGGTATGGAAGAGATTAAGATTAATGACAAGGTAATTGAGTTACCTATTGACAGTATCGTGCCTCATGACGGTTCGCACAAGACCGACGAGACGGCAGTACAGGCAATCATGCAGTCCATCAAGGATTTCGGCATCACTCAGCCTATTTCCGTTGATAAGAACAACGTGATTGTAACCGGTAACGGTGTGTATAAGGCTGCTAAGGCATTGGGAATGGATAAGGTTCCATGCATCCGTGTTGACTATCTGACTGATGAGCAGATTAAGCAGTATAGAATCGCTGATGACAAGACGTCCGAGTTTGCCACTTGGAACGAGAAGAAGCTTCGCAAGGAGCTCTCCTATCTCGGTGATCCTAGCAGCATTCAGTTTGCTTTCGATGAGAGCATTGCCGGTATGCTTGGACTTAACGCTAAGCCAAAGGAACAGAAGCCTGCGGCCGCACCTTCAAAGGCAGAGACTAACCATACTGCTAAGAAGGTCGTAACGGAAGCCCAGAAGGACCAAAAGTTCAAGGAGGAAATGAAGGACGTTGAGGAGAATATCCAGGTCAAGCCTTCAGAGTATTATGAGTATAATTGTTCCGCTTGCGGTAAACTAGTAAAAGTTAAGAAGCCATGACAGATGAATCATCACAGCCGAAAGTAAAGTCTTTCGTACATAGAATCCCCAATCCTGTTGGAAGACCATACAAGATTAAGTCTTCTCAGGAATTATGGGATAAGTTTGTAGCTTACTGTGATGATGTTGAAAATGACCCTTGGCAGCAAAAGACTGGTAGCAACTCCATTGCAGGCGGCAGCGGCAAATCCACAAATTCCATGAGACAAGAGGTAAGGGTTTTCAGAAGAGCCTATACCCTTGTCGGATTTTGTGCTTTCTGTGGCATCGTTCAGAAATGGGCGGATTTCAAGAGAGGTAATCTTAAGAGACCAGGCTTTGAGCAGGTGATAACACAGATTGAGAATGTCGTGATGGCCCAGCAGATTGATGGTGCCATGCTTCATCAGTTTGATTCCAGCATTGTTGCAAGGCTCAACGGATTGGCAGATAAGCATATTCAAGAAGTAACCGGCAAGGATGGCGAGGACTTCAAGTTCCCTAAGCTGTCCTTGGATGATATTAAAGAATTACAGAAGATAAATGGACTTTGAGAAACAACGTTTTCTTCATAAGCAGTTAGTGGCATCGTCCCTGCTGCAATTCACTACTAAGATGTTCGCCTATACTGCTCGACGTGAGTATGTAATAGGCGAACATCACAGGATTATATGTGATGCGCTCATGGATGTGATAAGGGGAAAGACTAACAAGCTGATTATCAATATCAGCCCTCGTTACGGAAAGACCCTCTTGTGTTCACAGATGTTTATCGCATATGGTCTTGCGCTGAACCCTGCTTCAAAGTTTCTTCATATATCTTATTCCGGAAGTCTCGTCCAGGACAACTCAATGGCAGTCAAGGACACGATAACTTCTACATATTTTCAAACACTATTTCCGAATGTCAAAATCAGAAAGAACGATAACACAAGATCAAAATGGAGCACAACGGCAGGTGGTGGTGAGTATGCTACATCTACCTTGGGTCAGATCACAGGTTTTGGTGCAGGTCAGCCAGACTGGACCGAAGAAGACATAAAGAACATGGATAAGTTCATGGCTACGTTCAACCCCGGTCACTTTTCGGGAGCCATAGTTATCGATGACCCTTTACGACCGGACGATGCTTTGTCCGATAACGTCAGAGAGTCTATCAACAGACGTTTCGAGACAACCATCCGTAACCGTGTAAACTCACGTCATACGCCAATTATCATCGTCATGCAGAGGTTGCACGAGCACGACTTGTGCGGTTACCTTCAAGAGATTGAGCCGAATGAGTGGAAGGTTGTTTCCCTCCCGGTAATACAGACAGACGAGGACGGAAAGGAGCGAGCCTTGTGGCCGTGGAAGCATACGCTGGAGGAGCTGTATAAAATCAAGCATGCCAGCGAGTTCGTATTTGAAACACAGTACATGCAGAACCCTACCCCTATGGAAGGTCTTATGTACCATGCCTTCAGAACATACGATGAGCTGCCAGACAGAAGGTATGCAAGAATGATTGGCAACTACACAGACTCGGCAGATACCGGTTTCGACTTCCTTTGCTCTATATGCTTCGATGCACACGATGACGGCTACTATGTTACCGATGTTCTATACACTAAGCGACCGATGGAATACACGGAACCAGCGCAAGCCAATATGGTTAAGCGCAATCAGACAGACGTGTGTTTCGTTGAAAGTAACAATGGTGGACGCTCTTACGCCCGCAATGTCGAGCGCATAACAAGGGAACACGGAAACAGAATTACCCAGTTCGTAACGTTCACGCAATCGAAGAACAAACAGATTAGAATATTCACTCGCTCCAGCGAGGTAAACAATAAACTAGTCTTCCCTTCTAATTGGGAACAGTTGTGGCCGGAGTTCGCCCACGATATGAAATCCTACAGAAAGGAAGGATATAACGCCCACGATGATGCGCCGGACACTTGTACGGGCATCATAGAGAAGTGCGAGGAGTGGCTTAACAATGCTACCGATGCACAGCTCCGACGTGGCGGTTTCTTGTAATTTCTTTTTAAAACCATGTTAGCTAGGCGTTTGCTCGTGAGAGTAGGCGCCTTAACTATTTGATTACCAGCGTATTATAATTTAGTATTTTTAACTAAAATAATCGTTGGTAAATTTGCATATATCAGAAAATTTTCGTACCTTTGCATATAGATAAAAGGTAGTACTTTTGACTATTCAGAGCCTACCTTATAAGTTGAACCAATTAAAATTATAAAGATTATGAAGAATTTAGTTTATGCTCGCTTTGATGAAATGACAGTTAATGAGGTTTCAGAGCTTATGAGAATAGCATCTGGCAAGATGGCAATCAATGTAGTTTCAGTTGCACCTACATTGTTCCGAGTTTCAGCATATGGTATATTTGACGGAGACGCAGAGGACTGGGGCTTCGAGAGTGCAGACTGCGGAATGTTCCAGGGAGAAGAGGTGTTCGAGGCAACCAAGAAGTTGTACGAGACCACCATCGCTTAATATAGGAGGAGGAACTGCTATGAGTGGTCTTTTTGAAACAAAGCTTCTCAAATACAAGAAGCACATTATCCAGGTTTTTGAGGATATGTTCGGTCAGAGATACATCTATATCGACGGTCAGACACAGACTTATTCTATCAACAATGCAAAGAGAATGATTAGCCTATGTTATCAACAGTAATATTCACGGATGGCGCCAAGAAGAATGTGGAGCCATCCAACGGAACGGATTTCTCATTGGAGGAGTTGAGAGGATTTGTTGGTGGACACATCGAGTTGGTCCGACTCAGCAAGTCGCAGGTAATGGTAGTTAATGAGGAAGGCAAGGTTTACGACCTTCCTCAGAACGAGAACGCCACGATGCTTGTGAATATTGCAGGTATTAGAGACGTAATAGTAGGTAATGTATTAGTTTGTGACATTAATAAAATCAAGTAATATGGATAAGAATGATTTGATGAAGTACCTCGTAGAAGAGGCAGAGTATAGTGAGAGTGAAGTAGCCGAAATGACTAACACAGAGTTGCTGGATCATTGGCTGGAGTACAACGGAATTTGCGGTTACACAGAGGACATCAAAGAAGTTATTGAGGCTGCTTTTGATGTAGATTTGGAGGACTAGCCATGTACAAAGAGAATATAGGAACTGACAGATATGGGCGCACGATGCGCCTATATCACTCCTGCAACACGGTCTATTGCGACCACGTCAAGAATGACAAGGTAGTCAGGACAAATCAGATAAAGGTAGATAACGACATCATCTTAATGTTCAGTGCTCCGCATACGAGTGGAGCCTACATTTACGATGAGATTCATAGAAGATACGGGAAATGGCTATGAAAAAGATTATCACCATTGAAGTAGAAAGCTCTAGTGTAGAGTGCTACAGTAGCTTCTATACGGACCTGGAGTCTTTCGTCACGCACAGAGTGAATGGTACTCCATTGAGAATTAAAATAACCTCAGATATTAAGTAGCGTATGAAACCAATGTTAGCAACAAGATATTATCCGTCACAGACGAAGTTTCCTTGCTTCGCCCAACCTAAGTACGATGGAGTTCGTTGCATCCTTCATGAAGGAGAAGACGGAGAGATTCACCTCACATCGAGAGGCGGTAAGGAATACGATGTTCCTCAGATTAAGGCTTGGGGAAAGAAACACCGCGGTATGCTTCCTTTGGATGGGGAGATATACAACCACCAGGAATTGACCTTCCAGCAGATATGTTCTGCCGTCAAGTGCCGTTCTGCTATGACCGACAAGCTACGCATGGTTATCTACGATGCACAGATTCCGGGAAGCTTTTCTGCCAGATGGAAAGTTCTGCAGGAGGAGTTTGATTCCATTGATCCAAACGGACCGGTGTACCTTACGCAGACTTTCGTTGCTCATTCAGAGAAGGACATCAAGCGATGGCACAAGATATTCGTTTCCACCGGTTACGAGGGTGCCATTATCAGAAACGCAGATGGAACCTATACTGAGGGCAGAAGCAATGACCTTATGAAGCTGAAATCGTTCGACACGACAGAGTTCAAGGTGGTCGATGTTTTGGAAGCGGAGGGCAATGATGCAGGTACCGCTATATTCAAACTGAAGTGTGGAGAGTACGAGTTCTGTGCCCGTCCGGTAGGTTCAAGGTCACTCAGAGCTCAATACTTAGCCGATAAGGACGAGTTGATAGGTATGGCGGCGACTGTTCAGCATCAAGGGTATTCTGACGCTGGAGTGCCGAGATTCCCGGTATTGTTGAACATTAGGGATTACGAGTAATGGCAGCATTAAATATTAACGAGTATTACGGCTGCTTCTCTTGCGAGGCTGCTGATGAGCACGGAAATGGTTGCAGGCACGGTCTGCTGTTCCCGGTACTGCTTGTGATGGGGAACAAGAGAAGCTGCCCAAACTATAAATTCAAGGAGAAATAACTATGGAAGTAAAGGTTAAGATTAAGAGAAATTATGAGCCAAAGTCAACTCTTGCGGTTCTTATTAACTATAAGAGAGGGCTGCAGAGATTGGTAAAATTCATATACCCGGATGATTGGGATATCGACATGCTCAATTTGCACATCAATTCACACAGCGAGTTCAATGTAAGAAATGTGCGCTTTTCAGAGGACATTAGCATGATGCGTATGAAAGACAATCTGGAGGAAATCAAGAAGCTGGGATATCGCGTCATTAGCTTGACACAGACGTATGGGTACATCTTAAGAAAGGACGGTAAGTTCCTGTCGTATAGCCTTGCTAGATACTCCTATGAGGGAGGTATCAATTTTACATATAATTACAAGCCGTCGAGAAGCCAGGGAATGGGTTCCGTCCAGGGAGACCATGAGTTCGGATATCACGAGTTCTCCAATGAAATGATTGATAAGATGATGGACCACCCGAAGCTTTACGGTAAGGTCGAGCACTACAAAGACTTCAATGAGTACCGCCAGCTGAATGCAGGGCGAGAAAAGGCACTCAAAAAAATAATCTGATTTTTTTCTGGTTCAACACAATAAAGTACCATATGATGCGTTATTAATCTGACAGACGGATTATTAACTAAAGCTTAGCTACCGGCATGACGGGCGCATCATATGGGAAATAGAAAATTTGTTCCACAGGTAGGAAACCATCTTGGAACTATCTCGAACATTTTAGCTGTTGTTTCATTTATAGCCATAATAGTTTCAATTATAACTTGGATAAACGCCTTGAATACTTCCGGCGGTTATGGATATGAAAGTTCAAGTATTAGTGGCGTACAGGCATTTGGCTACGTTATTGACTCATTGCTTTGCCTGGTAGGTTCTTTTGTTCTCAGAGGATTCTCGTTTATCGTGAAAGCAGCTGTACGCTATCTTGATGAGAAAGGTGAGTTTGATGAAAAGTAGAATGTAATTGCTATGTCATCAAAGCTTATAGTAGATCAAAAGAACGTAAAGTATCTTTTTCAAGATAAAAAAGCTACGTTCTTGATTCCTGATTATCAGCGTCCGTATGCTTGGGGAGAAGACGAATGTAAGGTCTTATGGGAAGACTTATTTTCCTTTTCATTCCCGAATAACAACTGCGACAGCTTCGATTCTTCAGAGAGTTACTTTCTCGGTCCTATAGTAACATTCCGTAATGACGAAGGGAAACTTGAAATCATTGACGGTCAGCAGCGTCTTACGACCTTGCTTCTCTTACTGCGAGCTTTCTACAATCGCCTGGAGCACATGAAAGACAATCGTTCAATCAAGATGCGAGAGGACATAGAAAAGTGCATTTGGAGAGCAAATGAGTTCGGAGAGTATGATCCAAACGACTTGAAGATAAATTCGGAGGTTGCAACTGATAACGACAAGGAAGAATTTATGGATATACTCCGGAAAGGAACATCAGAAGGAAAAAGTCGGTATGCGACCAACTTCAGATACTTTCAAGACAAGATAGGAAAATTCATTGAAGAATACCCTTCTTTCTTTGCATTATATCCAGCTCGCATTCTCAATAACTGTGTGCTACTTCCAATAGAGGCAGAATCGCAAGATACTGCTCTTAGGATATTCTCGACGCTTAATGATAGAGGTAAGCCATTGTCTGACTCAGACATCTTCAAGGCACAGCTCTATAAGTTCTACTCATCCATCGGAAAGAAGGAAGAGTTTATCACTACATGGAAAGAGCTTGACGAACTCGTTACAAAAATATTCCACCCATATCGTGGAACACCTTTGGATGAGTTGTTTACACGCTATATGTACTACGAGAGGGCATTGCTGACTAATCGTAGTTCTATGACAGAAGGACTTCGTAAGTTCTATGAGAAAGATGGATATGTTCTACTTCGACGAGAACAGACTTTAGAGAATCTAGTCTTGCTTGCGGACTTCTGGAAAGATGTATATTCTCAGAACGAAGACCGTTTTTCCGTAGATGTACTAAAGCGCTTGTTTGTATTGAATTATGCGCCTAACAGCTTATGGACTTATATTGTATCGGTATATTTCATGCACTATAAGAATGCTGAGAATATGCTAGACAACGAGAAGTTCTATCTGTTCTTGAATCGTTTGATAGGCTTTATTTGGGCATATGCTATCAGCAACCCAGGAATAACAGCCTTGCGAGCACCGGTATTCAATGAGATGGTGAATATCATAGAGAACAAAGAGATTGCTTTCGAGAACTATCTATTCCAAGAGGAATTGTTCCGTTCGCAATTCACCAACTTCAGTTTTTCAAACACTCGTGCGATTACGAAGTCGATGATTGTGTGGTGGGCATTCTCTTTCGATAGCCAGGAATTGCTTCCTCTTGACGCAACATACGATATTGAACACATCTTCCCAAGGAACAGACAAGTCAAGGAAGGTGGATTGTCGAGCGACGAGGTTCTTGAAATGTTGGGAAACAAATCGGTATTGGAGCGAAGAGTTAATATCCGGGCATCCGATTACAGATTTGCTGACAAGATTAAGTATTATAATGGTGAGTTCAAATCCACAGGCGAGAGGATTGGGACTAAGATACACGAATTACGAATGCTGTCACAGACGTTGACAGATTTTACAGAAACGGATATTAGAGAGCGCACGTCAAGAATGCTTGATGAGTTTATCGCTTACCTCAAATCTAACTCTCTGATTTTCAATAAATTAAATTCGTAATTTAGGTTAAAAGATTTGGTAATTTGCCGATTTTTTCGTACCTTTGCATATAGAAAGAAGGTCGTAAAATTGACTAAGAGCCAACTACATACAAGGGCAACTGCAACGTTACGACCTGCCAAGGAGATAAGACCGGGACGCTGGTTCTCTTAGGCTGATTTCTGAGGGCGTGACAAGCGGCTGCCCTTCTTTAAAAATGAGCTTGATGGTTGCTTAAAACAGAAATCTTATGGCAACAAATGCAGACATGAGCTTGAAAGAGTTCGCAAAGGAAATGCTGGTCGAAGTTAAAAAGGACCAGGAGTGGTTAACAAGACAGAAGGAAATCATGGGTGATCTCCAGGAGAGAATCGATGAATGCTTCAAGAGAGTGCAGAAGTGCGACATGACAAAGGGTGTCTATTCAACTACGCAGATGGCGAAGGAGTTGGGCATGAGCAGCGCACAGAAGCTGTACGAAGAGCTGAAGGAGGTTGGCCTTGCGTTCAACCAGGGTTATGAGTGGATGCTGACAAGTCCCTACTCCACCTATCAGCTAACTGAGGTGACTACCCACATCATCAAGGGCAAGTACACAAGAAGACCTCTTTGGACGGAGCGAGGCAGACGCTGGCTTCTCGCATTGAAGGAGAAGAACATCATCTGCAACCTGCCGAAACCGAGAGTGCCGAAGGCTGTTGAGAAGAGTATTGCTTCTCAGTCTGGCGAGAAGAAGGAAGAGGTCAAGGTCGAGCCGCCAACACCGCTGATGAAGAAAGCCGAGACGCTTAAGGATGAAATCAACTGCCTTTTGAGTCTCATCACGGAGGTCGGAAAGGGAGAGACGATGCTCCTTATGGGAGACATTATGACAATCTCCACCACCATCAGTGAGCACGTGAGCACATTGGCTTTCGAGGCTTACAAGACATTAAATGCACCAGCGAGGGCTTGAACCAATTAAATTTAGAAAAAGATTTGGATTTTCCAAAATAAAATATTATCTTTGCAGCGGTAAAGGAGAAAGATAAATAGGGATTGGATAGACCTCTCACACGTCGGTCTTCGGATGCAGACTTCGGGAGGGTTTCCAATCCCTTGTTTTTTAGTTTAGTAATCTCATAGTATAAAGGATATTTTCACTTGTAAGTTTAGCCTTACATTCTATTCGTTTTCCTTGATAAGTAGCATGGAATACTTTGAACTGAAAATCATGATGGTTACCTTCCTCAATCCTGTCAAATGTTGCTGTAGGAAACCATTCGTTTACATCGGTTGCAATTTGTATTGTTTCGCTAAGTCTTCTATTTCTAATATTCTTTGCCATCGTTTCAGAAAAGAAATTTCGTCCTACCACAAATTCCTCATTATTATTATTGAGATAAAGTCTTCTAGCCGTTTGACCGTCTGGTAGCTCTACCTCTCTAAATTTCTCTTGAAGAGTTTCATTTATAAGTTCGCGAAGTCTAGCCCTAACTTCAGGCGAGTTCTGAGTTGCTATTCTTATTTGTCTTTGAGGTCTTTCTGAACGAGCATATTGGGTGATATAGGAAGACTGCTTTACTTTGTCTTTATTGTCATTCACCCAATTTGTGAAGTTCTTAGGCATAGTATTGTTTGGCTGTTTACCACTCCAATACTCCTTTTCACTCATAATTACCGGGATGGCATAGCACATACAATTCACGTGCCAACCAACCCAAGGAAAATAACTCGGATAGACACCTGCAAGCAAATCACACATATCGTGCTTATGGCTAGGATTGTTGGTTGTCTTTATTTCCTTGCCTTTAATATAGTCCATCCTAGCCCATCTTTCCTGCTCGGCAGAACGGTAGGCCATGTTTATCTCGTTACGTGCCAGACGCACGCTTCTGTACTCACAGTTCTGAATGGTTATGGCTTTGCCGTATTTCTTCTTATAGTCTTTGGCAAGTGAAGGATAATCATTAAGGTACTTGCTGACCTTCTTGCTGAGTTTAACTGCACTCATACCCTTCTCTATGCCGACAGATAGAGCTTTCTCCAGAGACTCCTTTACATCAGCTCTCTGGTTCCATATTCTTTCTGAAAGACCTAGACCTTTAATCTTTCTCTCCATGAAAGCCTTCTTTGCCGCGTTGTTGTGCTCAAAGTAAGCTTTCTGCTTTGCGTCCGCTATCTTCCTAGTAAAGGTACCGATTACCCTTTTGGCAAGTAGGTCCTGCAGCGTGTTACTGTTCTTCCATTCGTCCGATATTCCATTATAGACCAATGCCTGCATATTGTTTGAATAGTAATCCATCAAGGCATTCACCTTCTTTTCTGTTCTAGGGTAATCATCAAAAGAGAACTCGCCATCCCCATCGAAGTCGGTGGAGGTGGCGATTTTAGCGGACTCCTTGGCAAGAGTCTCATAGATGGAAATGATTTTCCTGGTATAAGCGTTCAGTCTCTTGCCAAGGTCTTTATATGCCTTTTTCTGATTAGGCAGTTTTGGCTTTTTCATACAATTTCATTTTAAAGTGTTTGCAGCAATCCCAGTTGAGAAGAACGCTCCATTCTTGATATGGGCATTTGGCTAGGATAGGCTGACCTTTAAGGCTCATACTATGGAAGTCAGTAGCATGAGCACACTCACGGCAAAAGTGCAGTTTCTCTTCTTCCTTCTTCTTTCTCATGGCTATTCCTCCGAGAATAAGTTAGGCATAGAAGCTGCTGTTCTTGTGGCCTCTACTTCCTCTTCTCCTTGAATCTCGTTGAAAGTCTTGTCAGGATCATCGGAAAGACCGGCACGCTGAATAGATTCCTTCTGGCTGACGAGAGGCTTGTTGCCGTTAGCCTTAAGCCATTTGTCAATCTGGGTATTCTCATCCTCCTGGATGAATGGAGTGATAATGTGCTCTACAGTAATCTCATCCATTCTAGCTGCCCATTTCGTGTTCATCTTGGAAAGGAACGCCTTTATGACGTTGGCCTCTCTCTCGAAGCCTTCAATCCAGGCACCAGTCTCCTCTCCTATCTTAAGATGGGCATCCATGAGGAGTGTCTTTCTTGAATCATAGCCGATATTGCCAAGGCTCTTCATATTCTCGAAACTGATGTCCGGCATCTGAGACTGCATGAAGAAAAGCTTGACGAGAGTGTCAACGTGATACTTAAGAGCCTCGATAGCCTGCTGCCAAGACACGTAGCTAACATCGCCGTCTTCGCTGACTCTATACACCCTCTTGCTCTCTCCCTTTCGCTCCATTCCAACGATGGCACCGGCAATCTTCAAGACAGGAGCGGAATTGTATGCCACAACATCGCTGTTTCGGGAAATGGTGTACTCGATATTCTCACGGATAGGTTTCAATCCTTCCCAGCATGGCTTGTGCCGGTACCAGAACACGGCTGGAATCTTGTCGATAGAAATCTCATTATCATCCACCAAATTCCATCCGGACTCTTCGTCGTCTGAAGACAGGTCCCACTTGTAATGATGGTCTGCGGTATAGGTCTCGAAGAAGGTGTGCTCTGTGTCAGTAACCTTACGCTTATACTCGAATGACAGAGCAAGCAAGTCGTCATACTCATCAAAGTAAGGATAGATGTCAACTCCGTCCATTGGAGAGAATGTCTTGCATTTCAGTTTGTACTGACTGTTGAACCCGTAGAGCTTGTTAGGCTTCTTCTGCGTGTACCAAAGTGTGAACATCTGACAAGAGGCGTAATAGCACTTTGCTCTGTGCATGTTCACGGCATCAATGTGTGCACAGGTGTAGATTTTCTCGATGGCACGAACAATCGTCTTCAGTTCCTCGTCAGCCTGATCATACGTATATACACGCTTGACCGGTATAGCCATTGTGAACTCAGAGATTCTTCTAGTAAGAAGCTTCTCCAATCCGATAGGCAATCTAGCTGCCTTTTCTACAATTCCGTCATCAAGCGTTCTGTCCTGTCTGCCTACGTGGTCTTCTACGATTTCATGGAGCATAGGCTCATACTCAGATAACAGGGTACTCCAAAGTGGAATATCCAACACGCGTTGTTTCAGCTCTCCTATGATGCTGCCAACGTCATTTCTTTTAAAAAGTTCATTAAAATCTATCATAATCTTCGAAGTTTGATTTGGCAAAATTACGGATATATTCGCATATATTTAATGGTTTTAGTATTTTTAACTAAAATAATCGTTGGTAAATTTGCATATATCAGAAAATTTTCGTACCTTTGCATATAGATAAAAGGTAGTACTTTTGACTATTCAGAGCCTACCTTATAAGTTGAACCAATTAAAATTATAAAGATTATGAACAATTCAGTTGAAACAAAGAAGGCAGAGGTTAGAAAGAACATCGAGAATATGTTTGAGTCAGCCACAAAGAAGATTAAGGACATCATTTCAGTTTGCCCTGATTGGGAGGTAGAGGGTATTGACTTAGGCTATAAGTCACTTATCGTCCACTTGAACTTGAAAGGAGTCGAAAGAGACAGAAACCTGGTGATTCGTTACCAGGCTAAAGTTGGTAATTTCCAGGAAGAGTCTTTCAACACCAATGTGGCATGCTGCGGTAGCTTTGACCTTCTGGGGGCAAACGACAACCTTAAGTACTACACGGCGGTTGGCGACATCCTCAACCATAAAGGTATGCTTTCACTTTTGAAAGACTCTATGGCTTCCTACACCAATTTAATTATTGAGTTGCGTAAAGAATATGATAAATTAGACCAGGAGGATTAGTTATGACAAAGCAAGAAGAAATCGATATTCTACAGTCCTTGAAGGGCGATACCTATTTCGCTCAGTTCTTCGGTAGCAAGGACATTGATCAGATGTGTCAGAACATCAATAACGACTTTGCCATTGAGGGCGGATGCGGATTTAGTCAGAAAGCAGAAGCTTTAGAGCGAATTAACGCAGACCTTAAAAAGGAGATTCAACAGAAAATCTATGATTTAGGAATGGAACTTATCAAGGACTTAGATAAGGGATTTGATGAGGATGCCATCTATCAGTTGGTTAAAGGCGAGGTCGGAGTAGATGCCATCATTAAGTTTAAGCGTAAGAACGATTTGAAGCTTACGGATAAGGAGATAGATTATTTGGTATCTAAACTTCCATGATTATGAAGCATATATGTAGTAACTGCATAGCTTCCGAGATATGCTATAGTGAAGGCAAGAAGCCTAATGACACTTGTCTTCACTGGGAATGGAGATATGCAGGTTTATGGTTTGACAATTAAAAGTAAGACAATGGGAAAAGAGAAAGTTACAGTAAACGATTTGAAGGTTACACTCTCAGAGCTTGGTGTAACATCTGGCTTGAAGCAGGAAAAGATTATTCAACGCCTGCAGGTCAATGGCTGCTTGATTGCAATGGTAACTGATGTATTGGATCAGCTCATCAAGGATGAACAGGGCATGTTTAGGCTGTTAAGCGTTCGCTACAAGCAAGAGCAGAAGATGCACTACACTCAGATGCAGGATGCAGCCAAAAAGTACTACTTCCATTTGAAACCCTTTAATAAGAGTTTCTTCGGTGATGAGAATATTTGCGCCAACCTGGAGGATAACGCAAATGACATCTATGAAATCATCAAGCTTCTTGCGGACCACACTAACGACCACAAGGATATGGAAGTGATTAAGAGAAACCTCAGAAAGAGAAAGTTGAACCATCATATTTTCGATTAAAATTATGGCAGATTATAAAGTTGAAGTAGATTTATCGGACTTGTACGATGATATGACAATCAGTGAGCAGAAGAGCTTTCTAGTTGATAAGTTCTGTTCCTTACCAATAGGCTCGATGGAAGAAGTGGTTGGCGAAATGCTAAACAACTTGAACGGACAGCAGGTAGCAAATGTTATAGAAGACGCTTTCGATAACTTGCATGAGCAAGCCCAGGAGCACGTAATCAACTATGTAAACGAATAAGGCTATGATGTCCGATAAACAATATAGAGTTGCTCGCAAGGGTGTTGTCGAGCAACTTAAATTAGCTCAAAGACTACATTGCAAGCACATGGAACAGAAGTATAAAGAGGCTTTGGAGAAGTTAGAGAAACGCTTCTTAAAGCCGGATGCCGTGGGATGCTTCGATTTGGGCGCAAGGGTATCAAATAGTTATTATCATCTTTAAATGGTTAAGGTTATGGAAGCAAAAGTAGAAGTAAAGACAATTCCTTTGCATGGATTGTTCATCCATCGCAAGCAGGTTTGGCGTTCACTCGGTAAGCTTAGAACTGAAAGCCATTCTACGACAGCGCAAAAGGTGTTTATGAATGAGCATGATACCGAGGTATCAACTGAGAATGCTGATTTCATTGATGGCTTGAAAGTCACTCCTTATGATGGTGAGCTGCCAAAAATATCAAAATACGTTGGTAGTATGAGTTACTACCAGTATTGTTTAATGCAAAAATTGGTTTAGTTATGAAAGAAAAGATAAACATAGCGGATATCCTAAAGGATAAGCCGCAAAAAACTAAGTTCAAGGATTGGGATTTTATTACCATTAAACTTCCTAGAGAACGTTCACTTATTGGTGTTTTCAAAGCAGAAAATGATAAAAAGTATTATTTACATGCTAGTCTTGATAGTAGAGGCATAATTACTATTCGTGAAGGTGGTTATTGCAAAAAAAGCACCTGTATAGCTCGTTTATCTACAGAAGAAGAAAAGATGCATTTTTTTGACGCTTTAGCAAAGAAGGGCAAGACTTGGGATGCAGTGAAGAAACAGATTGTTGATTTGAAAACGAAGGTTGAGCTGAGACCATTTGATAGGGTGTTGGTTAGAGATAGTAAATCAGATAATTGGCGTGCAAATTTGTTTGGTTATATAGACAAAGATGGATATTATCATTGCGTTTATGCTAATTGGATATATTGCATTCCTTACATCGGCAATGAATCATTGTTAGGTACAACTAAAGATGTGGAGGGCTAGGTATGATTAGAGACGATGCAAAGATAATTGTAACACCAACTGGTGTATCACTTAAAGAAGCCTTGACTAGTGATGAAATCAATGCAATCAATGAAGCTCATATCTATAGAGGTTATGATTGCATTCCGCAACTAAGGTATGCTGGCAACCCTCCTAGCGGCAAGGAAAATCGCAGAACTAGAAGAATGTTAGAACTTAGAAAAAGAAAGGGTAGATTATGAATGGACTACTATCAATAATTGGTATGAAAACTGAAATGGAATATCAAATGAGTGATTTCCCTTTTGGTCTTCCTAGTTTTAGATTCAATGTGCCGAAAGGCAGTATTCCATCTGACAAACAGAAGTGTCAGCCAAAGGCGCAACATGCGTTCACCATCAAGGGTGTTAAGATTATGGCAGCCTCTAAAAAGGATGCCATAAAGAAGTACAAACATTCAAAAGGAAAGTAGTATGGTAATAAATTTTAATCCTAAGTATATACCAGGAGATATTGTGTATAACCACAAAAAAGAAATAATAAGAATTACAAGTTCTTATTTAAAAGGTACTAAATTATTCTATTATATAGATGGAAATTGTGGTTGGATTAGAGAGGATGCTATAAAACCAATTCCTCTTACTCCAGAGATTCTAGAGAAGAATGGATGGAAGGAAGATGGTAAATGGTATAAGCTAACAACCAAAAGAGCGTATCTGTATATAACGAAAGATACAAAATCAAATGATGAGTTCTTGGTGTGTGCTGGCGCAGATAAGCATAACCTCGCAAGTGTTAGCTTTGTTCACGAACTCCAGCACATTCTATTCGGTCTATGCATCAAACACGAAATGGAGGTGTAGGTATGGATGCAATGTATCAAGTTTGTAAATACTGCAAGCATGCAAAACCAACTATAACAGATTTACTTTATTGTGAGATTTGGAAACGGAAGGTATGCGAGCATGAAAGTTGTGACGGAGATTCAGAAAACTATTTTGAATAAGTTATAACGCCTCCGGGTATAATTTTAAAGATATGACAAAAGAAGAATTAAAGACAAAGGTTGCCAAGCAACAAAGTATTATTGATGACGCTAACAATCAGATTTATTCTGACGTTAATGAGTACATAAAAAGTCTTCCATACAAGGTTGGCGACAAAGTTAGCTGTTCCAGATGTGATGTTTGTTGGATTAAAAGCATTGTTCCAGACCGAGGTTACGGTGGCTATAATGGCGAGATTGATGTAAGAATCAACCCTGCTAAAAAAGATGGCACTCGCTCCAATAGAGAGCTTGTACTATGGAGTATGGAAATTGATAGTATCAAGAAGATTGATTAACCATCCTGCAAAGGATATAAATAGATAGTAATATGAATACAGAAAAATTAGAAAGAGCAAATATCTTAGCAAAGAGTTTAATTCCTAAAGTAAATGAACTCTTAAATATGTCTCCAAAATCAATGCGTAGTAGTCTTGCTGATGCTATTTATGAGCTTTCAGAGTGTGATGAAGAGTTTAAAACCAAATTCAAGCAGCTTCTGAATGAAACAAAACAGAGACTTCAGAAAGAGTTTGATGAGCTTTAGTAACTAACCGTCCTTATAGGACATAAATATAAGTGATATGTTAAAAGCTATGTTAAGTCAGCCAATGCCTAGAAAAACAGACGAAGAAATCGTAAGCTGGCTGAATCAGCACATTTTTTTTGAAAGTGGGTACGATATTACTGAAGGACCATTCCCATTACCGGCAACTATTGGTGAGGGGTTTAGGTTTCAATCATTAGATTTTTTCAATAAAAATGTGGTTGACTATGTTACAAAAGCCAGCCGTAAAAATGGTAAGCGTGTGTTACGTTTTAGAATTTCAACTTTTATCGGGTTATGTGGAGGAGCCTGTCATTATTTCTGTAAGGCATATTCAGCAATTCACAACACAGATGTCAATGATGCATCACATTATATCAGTGGATATATTACAGATGTAGATGACAAGGCAATAGATATTCCGAGTGAATCTCGTTCCCTTGCATTTGATATTGGCGTTCCTTTAACGAAGGAAATGATACAAAGAGATATGGGACATTATGAATACTCAGAAGTTGGCGATTGTGGCACAGCGTTACGTTCCAAAGATGACTTTTATGAAGTCATTGAAAAGCTAAAAGAAGTGTTTGATATGGAACAATGGAGTTTTGAAATTGATGAATAACATTAACTAGGTAAAACTATGAACAAAGAAATAAAACATTACACAGAAACAAAAGCAATTAAGGCAATGCCTATGACAATGGGAAGCCTACGAGCGCAAGCTTTTGAAATGGTAACAGAGTAACTAACCACCCTCTACCTTTTACAGGAGAGGGTAAAAAGAAGAGAATATGGCAGAGATTATTTACTTTGGAACAAATGGGTGTTCTGGTCATTATCCTATGGGCATTGACAAAACGCTGACAGGGGCAGAGTATGAGATATGGCGCGAATGCGATAATGAAACTTGGATAAATAATATCCGAAAGAATCCTGGTCGCCATCTCATCAAGCATCACGGAGAGGTTTATACAAATTATGGTGTTCCGTTCTCTGTAGATGATGAAAGAGGAGGCTCACATACCGAACTATTTTGGAAAGGCATTCATACGAAAGAAGAAATCGTCAACTTGATAAAGAATAATCAGTTTTTGGCAAGGCAATTCAAAATGGATGAGGCTATTAAAGATGTGGCAACAGTTTGTGGTGTCAGATACAGAGATATTAAATCTGCGATAAACATGATACAAGCATTCGCAGGTGGTAAAAAGAAGAGAATATGAAAGCAGCAGAAGCAAAAAGAAAGTTGTGTGAGATTAGAAGCAATCTTACAGACGATGAACAGAAGCAAGCGATTTGGATAGCAATTAGAGCTATTGACACTTGCACTGAAAATGGGTTTATTGTAGAAGATTAATATAAATGTAAGTAATATGATAACGGAGAAGATATTAAAAGAACTTGGATTTGAAAGGCATCCAGCCCTTAATTCTAGAGAATTTTGGGATTTATGGTTATCTGATAATACATATAACGAGAAAGAACATAAATTTAATAGGGTTCTTTATATTAAAGTAGATTTTTATGATACCGATAATTCTTGGTATGCTAGTAGAAATAACTATATTAAAGATGGTAGTTGTAATGTTAGATTAGGATTAGGTCCAGGTGGTCCACATGATTGTTCTGAAGAATTTCCTTTGCTTAGGAGATTAAAAGATGCAGAGAAATTAAAAGCATTAATAGAAATTTTAAAAGGAGAATAAGCAATGAACAAAGAAAAAATAAAATCAGCTATTGAAAAGACTATTCGTTATATGAATGGTAACTATTATTCAAAATTTGAAGAAAAAATGATTGTTGGTTACTTGGAAGGAGCACTTAAAGAGTTGGAGGACTGAGTATGATACAAAAACAGACATGGAAGGACGAAATCAGAATTTTAATAACTGATGAAGAAAATCTTGGCTCAGTTCAAATAGGCATTCCGTTTTATGTTAGTAATATTTTCGGCAAAGCTGATGCTCTAATATATGCACTATTTGTAGATAATAATCATAGAAGAAATGGTGTTGCACAACGCCTATTACAACTAGCAGTTGAATGGAGTGAAGACAATCGGATTGGAATATTTTAAAGATGAATCTGATAGATTTGTCCTAGATTGGTATCTCCGTAGTGGTTATAAACTATTTAATAAGAAAAGTAATTTATTAATAAAAAAGTTGGAGGATTGATCATGGACAGAAATCAAGCTAAAGAATTTTATCCTTTCTTGCAAGCTTTTGCAGAAGGAAAGGCAATTGAATGTAGAACTAAACCAAGTGCATTAAGCAAAAGCCGGCAAGGTATGAATGATTGGACGGAAATAAAAGAGATTGGGTATTGGAACAATATCGAGTATCGCATCAAACAACAAAGCGAAGCAAAGTTCCGACCATTCAACACCGAAGAAGAATGCTGGCAAGAAATAAGAAAACATGAGCCGTTCATTAAATACAAGGTCATAGAAAGCAGTAAGGACGTTTACCTCATTATTCAAAGAATAAAGACAGACGGAATCGAAACAGATGTTGAGCGTCTTGATTTTGAAATGGCTTTTGAATGGTTCACCTTTGCCGATGGAACTCCCTTCGGTGTAAAAGAAGAATAGTTATGTTTGGATTTTATGTTATACTTACCCTAGCTGTTCTATATATAGCTTTTATGGGTGGAGTTATCGGTTATTTAATTGGTAAATATTGGAAAAAGAAGTAGCTTATGAAAACAGAAAATATAAAGTTTAAGGCTAAAGAACTTGGAACAGGAAAATGGAAAGAAGGTTTTCTTCAAAGAGACATGGATTACAACCTATGTATTCTTATTGCCAAAAAAGAAGAACATTCTTGGTATTGGACTCAAATTGACCCTTCAACAGTCTGTATGTTCACAGGACTGAAAGACAAGAATGGAACACCTATCTATGAGGGGGATATAGTTATGCACAAAGATAACAATGCGGAAAGAAGAGGTGATATTAATTGGGATAGTAAAGCTGCTGCTTTCTGCTTTGGTCAAGATTTCTTAGTTCACTACCATTCTGAAGATATGGTAGTTGTCGGCAACAAATTCGATAAGTAGCGTATGAAGAATAAGATATTAGATTTAATCAAATCAGCCGTTTTGCTCATTTTGATTTTCTTAATAGGTGTAATTGGTTTTAGGATTTCTTTCAGCTTAGGAACTCCACACGAAAAAGAAGAGTTTAATATAAAAATATTCACCAAGAAAGGGCATGACTACCTGTTTGTGGGCAGGGAACATGGAGCTTGCGTTATTATTCACGCTAGTAGTTGTCCTTGTAATAAAAAGAAGTAACATATGAAAGTTAGGTTGGCAAAGAAGATAATGAAAGCAGACACTTATGCTGATTATCCAAGTAAGCATCCTTCACCTTACTGGAAAGCGAAGTTTAAGGAAGCTTATAACGAGTATGGTTGTGTTACGTTCTGTGAAGATTCGAGCAAGTGTAAATACCGCAACAAGTTCGACCATCGTATTGTAAAGGCAGAAAAGATTACTGCAAGATATTCTCGCAAGCTGATGAATCACCTTACCAGGTTGGCTGGCAAAACTCCTTTCGGGGTTAGAGATACATTAAGTAGTGCAAATAAACTAAAAAGATATGACTTATGATAAGAGAAAGATATTATTACGCAGTAGCCGCCTTCATGCGTAAGGATGGCAAATTAACCTATACCTCAGTTACGAGCTCTGTTAAAGGTGAAGAAGAGGATATTAAGTTCTATCCTCTAATGAACCTCATCACTGACGTCGAAGAGAAATTCAAGGATGATATGGTTTGTGGTACAACTATCATACATGGCGTTACTGAGATTAGTAAAGAGGACTATGAAGCCTATAATGAACGCATAGCTAAGATAAATAAGAAGGAGGGTTAGCACATGACTTTTTTGAATATTACCGTAGGTGAGAAGGAGTTTGATGAAATCAAAGAAGGCAAGGTAGGGCTAGTACGTTTACCTTGCACTCCACTTTGGTGTCATACATTAGTCGATGGTGTAAAGAGGGAGGAAAGATTAGACCAATTAACGGCTAGATTAGATAGTAATGGCAAACCTCATATTCAGTATGGAAATTCTGTTGACCATTACTTTAAGAAAGTTGATTATGTTCAGTTATCCTGTAAGGTTGGTTCTCAAATAAGAGTTCTCGTTAAGGATTGCGCAGGTTTCAGTATTGAGACTACTCAAACGAAAAAGGACAATGGCTTTGTCGAGTTTAAGCCAAAGAACTTTGTTGTTCATCTAAAATAAACAAAAATATGATTATGAAACAAGAAATGCAAAAATCAATCTTCAAGATTCAAACAGCAGTCGAAACTCTGACAAGACAGAAAGTTATCGATAAAAATGTGTATGACTTTATCCATGGAGAAATCAAATCTCTTTCGGAAAGTGTGGAGAATATAGAGGAAGTAAATAACCTAGATGAAACACTCCTTACCTTCACAGATAAGGAGGAGTATGTAAACCAGCATATCAACCTTGCTGATACATCTGTACTTTGCAAAGAGTTGAATAGAAGAAAAGACATTGGTGACGATTTCTTTGTAGTAGCAACAGAGGGAAAATAAGTTAGCTTATGGAAAGATTAACTAAAGTAATGGATAAGTATTTATCAGAAGCAAAGAAGAAGGTTCTTACCCTCGCAGTCAGCAAGGAATGGTTCGATATGATAGTGTCGGGCGAAAAGAATGAAGAGTATCGGGTAATTAAAGATTTTTGGATGAGTCGCCTTCTCCTTATCAAGGATGAGAAATTCAAAGATTTCGATAAGTACGATAAGCTTCATATCGGTAAGACATTTGAAATGCTTATAGACATCAATACTATCAAGGAGAAACTGAATAATGGTACAATGAAGTTCGTACCATTCACTCACGTTCTTTTCATCAACGGCTACTATGACGATAGTCCAAAGGTAGAGAAGAAGATTGAGAGTATTAGCATCGGCAAGCCTAAGAAGGGAATGTGCCCAGGCAAATGGTTGGACCATGAGTTTTTCATTATTAAGTTCAAGTGATATGATTGCAATTAAAGTATCTTCCGAGAACATCCAAGAATTATGGAAATGCCCGGACGTTTCAGAGTTAGTTAAAACTGTCAGTGGAGACTGCACAAAGCAGACGTTGATAGTTAGGTTGAGAAATCGAGAGTTCTATGTTCCTGACGGATTCTATCTCGTAAAAGATGAGAATGGTCGTTGGAGTACACTTAGTCCATCGTTGTACGAGCTAATAAAAGACAAGGTTCATGGCGAGAAGTGAGGAGGATATCCGGGAATACCATAGAAGGTATTACCAGGAGCATAAGGAACATTTATTGGCAAGAATGGAAGTCTATCGTAAAGAGAACGCTGAAAGGATTGCTGCAAACAGAAGATATAACAGAAAGAGAAAGAAAGCCTTGGGCGGCTTAATGAACCCAAATATTAAATAATGAGTAGAGGAAAACATTTTAGTGCAGAAGAGATTGAGTTCATCAAGGTTAACGCTTTGGTGATGACGACAACGGAGATTGCAAAGCAGCTCAATCGTAATTATTGGGCCATCCATCGTAAGATGAAGGAAATGGGTATCAGCAAGAGCCACGTGTTTACTGCTGACGAGGATTTCATCATTCGCAGAATGTATGGCAAGTACCCGGTAAAAGCCATTGCTACCAAGATTGGAGTGGATGAGAACGCTATTTACAACCGTTGCAAGAAGCTTAAGCTAACGAAAGGAGGTGCGCAATGATTGTCATAGTTACTGCTATGGATAAGGAATACAACCTTATCAGAGAATGGCTTATGAAGTCGGATATGCAAAACACGGTGTTGTTTAAGACGGGAATAGGAAAGGTAAATGCTGCTATCGGTTTAACCGATTTTCTCTCTTCTGTCGCAAATGACGTTGTTACAAGAGTTATATCGGTAGGATGTGCCGGTGCTGCCGTTGCAGGATTGAAACCTGGTAATGTCGTGATTGGCAATTCATACTGTTACCACGATGTATATTGCGGCGAGCCGAATGCCAATGGACAAGTTCAAGGTATGCCGGCAGTCTTTCCTTCTGATTTCTCGTGGATTGATATGGATGAAAGATTCCGATTAGGAACCATAGCTACGGGAGATAAGTTTGTCACTACGAGAGAGCAGGTATTGGCGATTAAGGATTTCCTTCCTAATTCGTATAACGTATGTGCTATTGACATGGAGTCTGCTGCCCTCGCGCAGGTATGCTACAAGAAGGGTATTGGTTTTACGTCCATCCGAGTTATTAGTGATAATCCCCTGGAGCCGAACCAGACCGAGCAGTATGCAGGTTTTTGGGATAGTCTTGCCGAAAAGGCATTTAGTGTTGTTTGTAAATTATTAGAGAATGATACCAAGTTTTAAAGTTGATCATACGAAACTGAAGCCAGGTCTTTATGTTTCGAGAGTAGATAAATGGGGCATGGAGACTGCTACCACATTCGATATTCGCGTGTGCAAGCCAAACAAAGATATGATGTTACCTGCTGTCGCGCACACAATAGAGCATTTGATGGCGGACTACCTACGCAATGATAGCCCTCTTAGCAATTCCGTTCTGTATTTTGGACCGATGGGTTGTCTTACAGGTTTCTATCTTATCCTTAAAGGTACGTGGACTTCAAAGCTCATAAAGGAAATGATAGTAGAAGCCTTCAAGGCTTGTTCGCTATCAAAGATGATTCCAGGTGCATCGGAAGTGGAATGCGGTAATTACAAGCTCAACGACTTAAAAGGAGCAAAAGAGCTATGTGATATGTTCTCCGTATATCTATCCACAGCTGGACCGGATAAGCTCAATTATCCAGATTAATATTTATATGTAACCATAAAGTATTTAATCATTAAGTATATTTCCTTGTAATATATTTGGTGATTAAATACTTTTTTTATAATTTTGCAGCATTACTTATTGCTATCGCTTCGTACTGGGATATTTCTTGAATTTTATTGTTCAATTAAATATTTAGTTAGAATGAAAAAAAGAACGAAGCAAGTTTTAGTTATTCTGAAACCCAAATCAAAGGCGTTGGGGTTCAGTAGAGAGGAGTTAGAGGGTATTGCTGCCGATGTTGCCAATAACTTAGAACTCGATGAAGAAGCCTCAGACGAGGATGTAAACGCAGAGATTGAAAAGCAGGTCAATGCGGTTCTTCCTTATCTTAAGATTGCGCAAAAGACTGCGCAGCGTACTATCCAGAGTTTTAAGGATAGTCAAGACTTGGATGACGACGAGGTCGATGACGATGATGATGACCCTGCCGGCAACAAGAAACCAATCCGCAAACAGAAGAGAGAGAAAGATGAGCAGGTCCCAGCATGGGCGCAGGCACTCATTACTCAGAACAAAGCCTTGCAGACCGAAATCCTCGGTTTGAAGTCAGAGCGTGAGAATGATGGCCGCCGTTCTAAGCTGAAGGCACTCCTTAAGGACAAAGGTACGTTCGGAAAGACTGTCTTGAAGAATTTCGACAAGATGAAGTTCGAGAACGAATCTGAGTTCGATGATTTCTACGATGGTGTTGTGGAGGACTTGGCAGCTATCGATCAAGAGCGTGCTAACGAAGGTCTCGGAAAACTTGGTGCTCCTGCGGCTCAGAGAAAGCCTAAGAAGGATGAGGTTGAGGTTATCAAGGACAATGAGATTGATGAGCTTGCCGAAACAATGTAATCTTTAAATTTTAAAAGTTATGTATGGCGTAAGCAAGACAGAAACGTATGATTCAGGCAAGGAGTCTGTAATCATCAGAAATTACGTGAATGGCATCATGGGTGGTGTCGTTCTTGACTTGACAGGTTTCTCTGGAGAGTTCATTCAGTGCGGACACATTATCATTCGTGACACTACGTCTGGCGAGTACAAGCCAATGCCTGTAACAGGTGGGGCTTATGCTTCTTTGCCAGCGAGCCACGAGTATGTTGGCATCTGTATGACAACAGTTCCGGTAGATACCCCTCATGTAGGTGTTATGACGGCAGGTGAGGCTAATGATAAGGCTGTCCCTTATCCTGTTGATACAATCAAGGCAGCTTTGAAAACAGCCGTTCCTACTCTTCAGTGGGGACACGATGCAATCGGTTAAGGAGGTGATTTATGCAACAGAGTTCTTTATTTCTTAAGTATATCTTGAGTTTCTTCCCAATCCTGAAGACCTTGATTGAGAAGATTAACGGTAAGCGCAAGAACGAGATGACGTATCTCCACAAAGATACATCAATTCTCCGCCGCGTTTATTCTCCCGACAACAAATGGGAAGCTGACACAGTTGATACCTCTTACGTAGCTGCTGACTACGTGGCAGTGGATTCTCCGGTTCCTTTGAAGTCTCGTGACAAGATTTCAACCGCCAACGGCAAACTGCCAAAGGTTGGTATGAAGAAGTTCTTGAAGGAGTCTGATATCCTCGCTCTCAGACTCATGGAAGCACAGGGCGGTCAGACAGCAGAGATTCGCCGTAAGTTGGCTCAGGACCCGGTAGCTTGTAATGTCGGTGTTGATGAGCGTAATGAGTACGCCCTTCTGTATGGTCTTTCTAACGGCTACGTAGCTGTTCGTGACGACGATAATCCAAAGGAGTTGCTCCGTATCAAGTATCAGTACTTGCCGAAAAATCAGCTCGGCATCAACAATGTTGATACTGGTATTACCGTTGCAGACTTGAAGGAATGTATCGCGAGAGCTTCGAATGATGGAAACACCATCTTGACCTTCTGGATTGGAAAGGCTAAGTTTGACGAATTGAAGAAGGCACAGGACGCTCGCGAGCTTGTTGCCAACTATAAGGGTCAGACTTATGACTCCAACACAAAGCTGCCGGTTCCTACTTCCAGCGTATTCCAGGAAGCATTCTTGGACGAGACCGGTGTATCATTCCGCATTATCAACCGTACCGTCCGCTTAGAGCATGATGGCGTGAAGAAGAGTGTTAAGCCTTGGAACAACAATATGATTATCGGTGTCTGCTCACAGATGATTGGTGCCCTCGTTTACGGTCAGGTAGCAGAGGCAACCAACAGAGTGGCAGGTGTAACCTATCAGCAGATTGATTACAAGCTTATCTCTCAGTATTCAACAACTGATCCATTGCGTGAGACTACTGCGGTGCAGGCATACTGCTTGCCTGTCATCGAGGACGTTGACACAATCTATCAGATTGATACTAAGCTGGCTGACCCAGACGTTTCTGTTGATACCGAAAAGGAGAAAGCAGATACAGAGGACGCTAAGGTAACAATCTCTGATGTGACCTACAAGAAGCCGGAGGCTATCACAACTCTCAACGCTCTTGGTGCTACACTTCCTAGTGACGCCAGCGACAAGGAGGTTATTGATGCCTACAATGAGCTGCCTCCTACAAAGAAGAAGGAGTTCAAGGATAACGCAGCTAAAGCTGAGGAGTAATCATGAAGACGGTCGGACAAGCTTTGGTGGATGAGGTACACATACCTATCCCCTATGGTTTCGTGGAAAACGCTTGTATAAAGCGTGACCTCGATATCGAATCAGAGTTCACTGGTGACGTTGCCAGAAGTGACGCCTACAAAGGAACGCTTGCCGACTGTCTGCTTTCTCTCATACAAGCCGTTAGCTTCTCCGAAGCGGACAAATCAATAGGTTCCCTCTCGGAAGACCAGCGAAAGGCTATATTAGTTCAAGTCAATCGTTTATATAACTCTATCGGCGAGGAGGAGGTTTCACTTACTCCGAAGCCGACAGTTTACATTAATTGCTGATGAGTCTATTGAGTTTTCATGCCTCAAAGCTATACCGGCAGCAGAAGGTAGCTGGCTATACAGATGATGATGGAAATTATCACCAGGGCAAGACCGAGTGGAAGTTCTGCTGCACTTGTGATGTAGTTCCTGCTGGCGAGGCCAACAAGTTAGTTACATCTGACGGTTCTATTGATTACTACTCCTACGAAGTGCATAACTTGCCCGTAGGAATTGAAAAGTTCTCATATGGGGATTTTATCAAGCTAGAAATTTTAGGGGCTGAGGAGGTAATTATCAAGGTCAAGGGATTTCATCGTTATCAACTTCAGTGTAAGATATGGGCATAAGAATTACAACCAGCGCTTCCGCTCTTGACGCCTTCCTACAAAGAGCCGCAAGGAAGATACAGGAGAATGTGCTTAAGGCATTGAGCAAGCTAGGAGACGAATCTGTGGTTAGAATCCGTAACAGGTCTGCCAAGGAAAGCTGGATAGACCATACGGGCAACCTAAGAAGTTCTATAGGCTTCGCCGTGTACGAGCAGGGAAGTAAATATATGGAATCAGCCTTTTCGCAGGTTCTCAGTGGCACAGACGGCTCTGCAAAGGGCAAGAAGATGATCAATGACCTTGCAAAGGAATATTCCAGGGTTTATGCTTTGGTTGTCGTTGCCGGAATGGAATACGCAGGAGAGGTGGAAGCCTTGGAAAGCAAGGATGTTCTCGCATCAACGAAGATATGGGCCACATCCATTGTAGAGCAGCGTGTGAAGACAGCAATAGACTCAGCAGTTAATGAAATAAACAAGTGGAAGATATGAAATCAGACGGAGCAATTAAGACAGATGTTTACCGGTACATCAACGAAAGCGGTTTCATGAACAACGTCAATGGCAAGCTGTCAAAGACAATGAGACCGCATAATTCTCATAAGGAAGATGTCGTTATCTCCATCTTGGCTAATGAGGGAACGCAGCTTCAAACGGCGATTATAAATGTAAATATATATATACAAGACCAGGATGTAGATGGGCAGTTCGAGGAGAACACTATCAGAGTTGACGAAATCTGCAAACTGGCTTGGAATCTCTTGGAAACGTTCAGAACGAGCGAGTATGCAGCCCACGCTATTGAGCAGAGGGTATATGCAACAAGCACGGGAGAACATGTAATAAATAATCAAGTCGAATATAAACTCATAAACGATTAAATTATGTCAGTAACATCATGGGGCAAATGCACTATCTACGTTCAAGAGGTAGGTAGCAAAAAGAACGAGTGGACTAAGCTCCCAACTCCAAAGGATGGCACTACTACTGTTACTCCAACGAAGGGCGATACAATGACCCAGGTTGAGGAAGGTGGCGGAATTGTTGACCGCAAGACAAAGAAGTCCACCTACGAGGCTGCATATCAGCTCTTCATCAAGAAGAACCAGTCGCAGCCATTCAAGACCATCGACGGTACCGTAGAGGGTAACTACCGTTTGGCTATCCAACCGGAAGACGCCGAGCTTCCTGGCGTTTACATGGGTAACACTACTATCGGCGCAGAAGAGGCCTATACAACCCAGGACGGTGCTCTTATCACGTACACTCACGCAGCTCTCATCCCAGAGGGTGACGTGGTGGCTAAGACTACAAACTCAAAGAGTGAGGAAGTCTATTGTGCTTACCGCTGGCGTGTTATCACCGCCACAAAGGGAACAGGTGGAAAGTATGCATTGACTTTCAAGAAGCCGCAGGATGGTGAGACCCCTCCTGCTGAAATCACGGAAACATACGCAGAGACATAGGCATATCCTAATATCCCTTCTGCCGACTGAGGGTTATCAGCCGGCAACCTACCCAAGTAGCTCAGGGGCAGAGCGAGACCAAATAGTCCGTCGCATGAAAATCCAGGGTCTTCAAAAGCTGGTTGAAAGTCGCAGGTTCGAGTCCTGCCTTGGGTGCCAACAATTTAAATTCGAGTGATATGGAAGAGTTAGGAATCATTATATCGAATACGCTCACAGATATGCCGATAGGCTTTGATACTGAGCACGCTCACGTTAACATCTACCCTACTACACTGGGCATGATGTACCTAACGTCGCAGTTGGTAGATAGCTTGGAGCTAGACAAAGAGTTACTTCAAGCTGATCCATTCTTGGAAGCATTGCGAGTTGCAAACACCAAAAGGGAGACATGCTGCAGATTGATTGCATATCACTCACTCAACACAAAGAATGAAATACTAGACTCCAAATGCGTAAGCAGGCAGACGGAGCTAATCTTCAAGGAATGTTCTAATGAGGATATAGCTACTCTTCTCATCATCATCCTTAAGGCTAACTCATACCAGACAATAGCCAAAGAGACAGGAATGGAAGAAGAAGCGAAGCGTATGGCAAAAGTCAACGCAGCAAAGAAGTCGGAGAATAGCTTTATCTTCGGGGGCAAGACAATATGGGGAACTCTCATAGATGCCGCTTGCGAAAGATACGGATGGACTTTCGATTACGTGGTATGGGGAATATCGTATAACAACCTGACTCTCATGCTCAAAGACAAGATTACTTCAATCTATCTGTCAGACGAGGAGAGGAAGAAAGCACATATACCGGCTGCAGGGGAAGAGGTCATCGATGGCAACAACAAGGAGGCGGTCATGAAGGCGGTGATAGAGTCAGAGACCGAGATTTAACCGAAGTCTTCCTGCGCACGCACGTAAAGTTCCCATATCGAACACTCACATTTGGTATTTCCCCGACGATTCTTTATAACAGAGTATAAATTCAAGGAAAAATAGAACATTATGCCAAGCATTAAATTCGATACAATAGTCGAGACAGCCAAGGTCGTTTCCGGTTTTCGAGACATTCAGAACGCAGTTCATCAGACTGCCGAGAGGGTTGAGAAGGACGGAAAGTCTATTGACGATGTAATCTCGAATATACAGAACAGTATGAACATTGCCATTGGCGGTTGGAGCATTGGCAAGTTCGTCAATCAGATGATGCAGGTCCGCGGTCAGTTCCAGCAGACAGAAATGGCATTCAAGACGATGTTGCAGTCTGAGGAGAAAGCTGATGCTCTCATGAAGCAGTTGATCCGCACAGCAGCCGTCACACCTTTCGGGGTTGAAGACGTTACAGAGGGAGCCAAGCAGCTCCTTGCGTTCAACGTAGCAGCCGAGGATGTCAACAAGACGCTTATCGGATTGGGAGACGTGGCGGCAGGTATGGGTCTGAACCTTAAAGACCTCGTGATGCTTTACGGAACAACCATCGCCAAGGGTAAGATGGACACGATGGATTTGTATCAGTTCCTCAACCGAGGTATTCCTATCGCAGATGAGATAGCCAAGGTTATGGGTCTTGACGTTACTAATGCAATCAAGGAGGTCCAGAAGCAAATCAAGGCTGGCAAGGTTACCAGTGACATCTTCATACAGGCAATGCAGAGTATGACCGCCGAGGGTAGCAAGTTCGGTGGCTTGATGGAGGCTCAGTCCAAGACTATTACAGGTCAGATAAGCAACATTGAGGATGCCATCGAGCAGATGTTCAATGACCTCGGCAAATCCCAGGAGGGTGTCATCAATACCGGATTGGGAGTCGTTTCCACCCTCGTTGAGAATTGGGAGACGGTAGGCAAGGTACTCATGACTGTTGTTGCAGCGTATGGAGCATACAAGGCTGCAGTGATAACGATGATAGCAATATCTAAGGCACAGGTAGCTTGGGAGAGTGCGAAAGCATTCTTGTCTTTAGCGAAGTCTATCACAACCGCCAAGGATGCCATGGCTCTGTTCAATTTAGTCTCTTCTTCAAATGTTCTCGGTCTGGTTCTTGGTGCAGTAGCAGCTGGAGTCACGATGTTCAATCTATTCGGCAATAGCGCTGAGGATGCCGCTACCAAGACTTCCAAGTTTACCGAGAGTGCAAATGAAGCATCAAGCAAGGTCGAGTCGCTAATCTCCATTCTGAAGACTGCAAAGGAAGGCTCCAAGGTTTACAAGGACACCATCAAGGAGCTGTCAAACATCTATGATAACTATGGAATTGCTATCGACAAGATCAAGGAAGACGAGAGCAACCTTGTGGATGTTAAGCAGCAGGAGATAGATAAATCTAAAGAACTCGTCGAGCAAATCAAGCTGGAGGCTACAGAGCGCAACAGAGCCAATGCAATCTCCAAGGCTAATGAAGACTACAACAACCGTGTTGATAGCGCTCAGCAAGCTCTTTTGGGTAAGTTGAAGGGTTATGGAACCTCTAGCAGCGGTATAGCCGTCGGCATACAGAACATCGTATCTGACTCGGTTATCAAGCAGTTTGATGACCTAACACAGAAGATGGCTGGCTTGAATGAGCACTCCAAGGAGTATCAGACCTATCTGAAGCAATACAATCAGTTAGAGGCTTCTTTGATATCCGAATCTGAAAAGCTTGCTAATGCTTTCGGTTTTACAGGAGACAAAACAAGCGATGCCAGGAAGGCTTTGATAGGCTATCTCTATGAGCTTCGAGCTGCAAAGAAGCTGCATAGTGAAGAGGCAGATAATATCAATCGGGCGGCAGATGCAACAGAGGATTTCGGAAATAAGGCCACATCTACCAAGAATAGGATAAATGCTTTGCAGAAACAGCTCCAGGGTGCCGGCGAGGATGTACACGTCCTCTACAACCGTGTCAAGGAGTTCATGCAGAACTATTCCGAGAACAACATCAACTTCCACGTCAACTTCGATGCCAAGGTACCATCGTGGATGCAGAATATGAATATTCCGGAGCTAGGACGCTTAGGTAAATACTTCTCTGCTTTGGCACGCGACCTTGCAAACAACAAGAAGTCTGGTGCGCTAGTCAATGGTAAATGGATGTCAACCAACGATATTGCCCAGCGAGGATGGGATTATACCAATGCGGCGAACACTAAGCAGACCAAGGCAGAAGACGATGCTAAGAAGAAGCGGCGTGAGAAGGAAGAGGCAGAAGCCAATGCCAAGAAGAACGCTTCCAAAGCCAAGAAAGCAGCCGCCGATGCCAAGAAACTAGCAGAAGACCGCAAGAAGGCCCAGGAGGAACTGAACGAGGATTTGAAGCAGCTGCAGCAGGAAAATATCGACACCGATATATCTCAGATGCAGGAAGGCACGGAGAAGAAGCTTGCTCAAATCAAGAACGACTATGCTAAGCGCAATGCCGAGATTGACAAGCAGGAAGCAGAGTTCAAGAAGAAGAACAAGGAAGCTGGCAAGAAAGTAACCCTTACCTCTGCTCAGTCCAATGCTCTCTCCAAGGCTAGAGACCTCGCTACCCAAGAGTACAACAAGAAGCTTGATGAGGTCAACAGGGAAGCCCTCACCTCTATGCGTGACTACTTGAAGGAGTATGGTTCTCTCTATCAGCAGAAGCAAGCCATTGCCGAGGAGTACGAAGAGAAGATTGCCAAGGCTCAGACGAAAGGCGAAAAGCTCTCTCTTCAGCAGCAGAGAAAGAAGGACCTCCAAACCATCGAGATAAATGCCATCAGACAGAACATCGATTGGGGAAGCGTCTTCGGAGACTTCGGTGCTATGTTCAAGGACCAACTAGAGCCTACCATTGAGAAGCTGCAGGAACTCTCCAAGAGCACAACAGATGTCAATGAGCAGAAGACCATACAGGAACTTATCTCCAAGCTACAAGGCTCTGCCACCATCTGGAATAGTGACATCTTTAAGAAAGTCTCTGACGGTATCAACTCCTATCAGTCAGCCATGCAGGGCTATATTGATGCACAAGAGCGAGAGATTGAAGCTACGAAAGCCGTTACTAAGGCGCAGGAAGACCTCGCCAAGGCTAAGAAGAGCGGTGACAAGACAAGTATCAGCAAGGCTGAAAGCAACCTCTCTAGAGCGCAGGGCGTACTTGCTACCGCATCTAACAACGTTTTGGAGTTCGGTTCATCAGTTCAGAAGGCATCATCAGACTTACAGACATCTGCACAGAAGGCAGTTTCTCAGTTCCAGCAGCTTGAAAATGGTTTGCAGGGTCTCACATCGGGGTCACTCAAAGGCATAGGAAACTCCATTCTAGGACTTGACAAGCTTTTCGGAGGTAACATGCAGAAGGACGTTGCCAACACGCTTGCAAAGGGAATCCAAGGGTTACTCGGTAAAGACAGCGACGCAGCCAAGGCTCTGACGAAAGCTTTAGGGGATAGCGGTATGGCAGGTGAAATAATCTCCGCAATACTCGGCATCCTCGATATTCTGAAAGATGGCTTCGGAACACTCATAAGCAACCTCATGGAGACGGTCTTTGGCGCAGTAACGGGCATCCTTGATGATGCTTTGTCGGGTGACATTGTTATGAAGCCATTGAAGAGCATCGGGAACAATGTTTCTCATATCCTCAACACGCTTTCATTCGGTGGTTTCAATAGTCTGTTCGGTGGAGATGGAAATGCAAAGAAAGTCAATGACACCATCGAAAGACTGACAGACAGAAATACCCTCTTGCAGCAATCCATCGAGGATTTGACTGATGCAATGGAAAACTCCTTTGGCTCCAAGGCAACCTCCTACTACGAGCAAGCCTACAAGAATCAGCAGGAGACCAATCAGAACTACCTCGACATCGCAAAGGCACAGGCAAGCTATCATGGTTCGCACCACTCATGGAACGCTTATTGGGGCGGCTTCGGTAGTGACGAGATGGATTGGATCAAGAAGAACATCAAATCAGATTTCAATGGCGACCTTTTCTCCCTCAGCCCAGAGGAAATGAAGCTCCTCCGTGGCAACGTTGCCATTTGGGAGCATATCGAGAACACAGGAAAGGGTAACTATGGTGGGCGTCTGACGGAGAAGTTGAATGACTACATAGACCAAGCAGGCAAGCTGGAAGAGTTGTCAGAGCAGTTCAAGGAGAACCTTACTCAGATTTCCTTCAGTGGAATGAGAGATAGCTTTTTGACGGACCTTATGGACATGAAGAAGGATGGTAGCAACTTTGCTAGCGAAATGGCAGATGATTTCGCAGAAAAGATGCAGAAGTCCCTTCTCTCTTTCAGTATGGAAGACCTTATCAATGGAGACTTGAAGAAACTCTACGATGATTGGGCAAAGGCTATGAAGGATAAAAACGGAAAGCTAACCAAAGAAGATGTAGATGCTTTCTATAAGCGTTACGATGATATTGTCCAGGAAGGCTTGAAGAGACGTGACGAGTGGGCAAAGGTGACAGGCTACACTGGTTCCTCATCCTCATCACAGACCGCAACAAGCGGAGGATGGGCATCTATGGGGCAAGATACCGCAGACGAGCTGAATGGTCGCTTCACGGCTCTACAGATTGCAGGAGAGTCTATCGCTCAGAACATGACTACCACCATATCACAGATGGAGAGCATCGTTACACTCGGTATCTCAACCAATGGTGCAGTATTGGAGATTAGAAACATGATGATTATGACAAACAGCTACCTCGAAGACATCGTGAAGTATTCAAAGCTCACATACAATGACTTCGGAGCCAAGCTGGATGACATGAACAGAAGATTAAAGGATATTTGACCTCTATAGGCTTTTCGCTTGTCAGCCCTTACAACTATACCCAACAATAGCAAAAGCGGCTCACAGCGAAGCCTATGAGGTTATTTAATGATTAAATAGTTATGACTAACGGACAACTTTATATCAATGGCAAGGATGCCTACCTTACGTGGGGCATCTTCTTAGATGAAACCGCCCTCAGTACGCTCATGACCCCTGCACCAAACAAGGAGTTCATCAGCAACAAGTATCGCTCAAAGGACGGCAAGTCGGTTATCAAGCACAATCCTAGATTGGATGAGAGGGAGATAACGCTGGCATTCAATATGACCGCCAAGGACTCAGATACGTTCATGACGAACTATGCTAGGTTCTGCGAGGAGGTTCTTGCCAAGGGGGAGTTGGTTATCCGTACCCGATTCCAGCCTAATGTATGGTATCGGTGTATCTATCTCTCCTGCACACAATTCAGTCAATTCATTCGGGAAATGGCAAAGTTTAGCCTAAAGCTCAACGAGTCAGACCCTAGTGACAGAGGTGAAACAAGTAAATATACAAGCTAATGATTCAGATTAAGAGAAATAACAAGGTATTCTTCACATTAGAGGACTTCGGCGAGGGTTCTAAGCTGTCATATCAGCTTATGGACCACCACTACATCATCTTGAAGTTCACTACGGCTACTCCTATCTATTTCGAGATTGGGGACTCCGTGGAGATTCCTGACTTCGGCTACTTTGAGCTTACATCATCATACTTCCCTAAGCACAATGATAGTGATGGCTACGACTACGAAATGCAGATGGATGCCTACTATATGTCTTGGAAGAATAAGCTTTGCAAGTATCGCCCTCAGCACGGAGCCAACGAGACCTCCTTCAACCTCACCACAACGGTAGGCGTACACATGAACGTCATACTTGGCAACCTAAAGGCGCTAGGTCTTACGTACAATGGCAAGGAGTTCTCTGTTGACTACACTACGTACAACAACAAGGCTTTCGATGTTCAGAAGAGATTTTTGATCGAGTACGGCTCCATCAGTATTCTCGATGCTCTCAACGCCATCTGTTCCGAAGACGCACTCAACTGCGAGTGGTGGATAGATGGCTCTATTATATACCTTGGATATTGCGAAATGGAAGGACAGACAACATTCGAGCAGGATGTTAATGTTCTGTCTATGTCCTATTCGGAATCCAAGTCAACTTATATCACGAGACTGTACGCATTCGGCTCAGATAGGAATATTCCGAAAGGATATTTCACTGGTACCGATGCGGACGTCACCACCGATGGTGTTGCTACTGATTACCTCATGCTCCCTAACAAGGAAGTGGATAGTGATGGTTTCTACGCCAAGGATGGCTATCTGGAGAACGTGAATGTCGTGAAGAATGACAAGCAGGCTATCGAAGGTGTCGTGATGTTTGAGGAGGAATATCCAAAGGTGGAAAGTGTAGTCAGCAGTATCAAGACCTATGATAGCACCGTTGATAACGAAGACGGAACGAAGACTACACAGACATTTTGGCAGGTCACTTCTACAGACTCTTTCACTAATAACTTCAAGGAGAGTTGGATAAAGAGTAACCTCACTTTAGGCATCAAGTTCACTAGCGGTGCTCTCATGGGTATGGAGTTCGATGTCAGCTTCAAGGTTATCGACAAGGTTAACTACTTTGAGATTGTGGCAAACGACACCTACGGAAGAACTCTTCCCGATGGCGTTATGTGCCCAAAGGTTGGTGATAAGTACTTTCTGTTCAACTGGGACGCAACCAAAATTACAGATACGGACCTCATCCCTACTGCTCAGTTGTCTCTGTTCGATAGATCGAAGCAGTACTATCAGAAAACCATGATCAGCAACTCAAACTTCACCTGCACGATGGATGGCGATAAGTTCTACAATGATGGAACATACGATTACCATCCTCTCGGTGAGCAGGTAAAGCTGATTAATGATATGTTTGCGCAGGTGGATGCGGATGGCAAGCACTACCGAAACTCTCGTATCATTGGCATGGAGATACCTTTGGATATCCCTTACGACCACCCTCAGTACACGGTTGGCGAGAAGGCAGCTACTAGCCGGTTGGGTAAGTTGGAAGACAAGGTTGATTCCATCAAGGTGAATGGAATGCAGATAGGCGGCACAGGAAGCGGTAATGGTGGAGGTGTCTATGTAATTGGCATGAACGATACCACTCCTGCATCCGATAGTAACGTTTATTCTGCTAGACGCTCTAGGATGGAGTTTGTATCTAGGCTGCAGGATAACACCGCAAAGGGCACAATCACTTGGGAGAAGATTCAGAAGCTTTTAAGTGGATTGCTTGTCGGTAACTTCAACAATGAGAACGGCGGTTCCTGGATTCCAGATGCAGAAGGTCGCTCTCATCTTATTACCGACTACCTGGAGGTGAGAATGAAGGCTATCTTCGAGACCTTGGAGATATCGCATACGGACACCTTGGGTGGTGAATTGTTCATTACTCCAGTAGGCAGTAACCGAATATTGAAGGTTGAGGAGGTGAATGTTACCTATGATGGTGTTAGTCAGAATGCTTACAGATGCTACTTCCTTGGTGAGCAAGATGGCTCAAAGGTGGAGAATAAATGGAAGGTTGGAGACCAAGCGAGAAGCAAGAGTTTCAACCTCACACAAGGGAAATATCACAATGTCGGCAATCACTACTATTGGCGACTAGTCATCGGTGTGTCTACTGAAACCGTTGAGATAGAGGGAAAGAACTATCACTATGTGGATTTATCGGACATCGACAAGGACGCAGCCAGCGATGAGCCTATGGTTGATGACATTCTGAATCAGTGCGGTAATAGAACAGACATCGCAAGACAGAGTTGCTTGGCATTTTCAGCCGTTGATACCTATTCGCCTAGTGTTACGCTCTATCACGGAGTGAATGGTTATACCTTCAATAACAAGGAATATGTTGACTATGGCGTGAACCATTCTACAGGCAAGGCTTTCTTTCACGTCTACGGAGATATGTACTTCGGAGACCGACCTACTAGTGCCAATAACTACGAGGGTGAATCCTATGTCAAGTTTGATAGCGAGACGAAGAAAGTAACAATCAAGGGAGACTTGGATATAAAGTCCACCTACGATGGGAAGACCTTGGATAAGTACATCACCGAGAAGAGCTTGGATAAGAATGCCGTTGAGACCATTATCAATAAATCGCAGACGATTATCGACCTTCAAAACCAGATAGACGGAGCTATTGAGACTTGGTTCTATGACGGCGTTCCTACTTTGAAGAATGCTCCAGCCATCAGTTGGAAGACCGATGAGGATAAAGAAACCCATCTTGGCGACCTTTACTACGACAACAAGACGGGCAAGGCATACCGCTTTGCCAAGGATGGCTCTACCTATGAGTGGATTATCATCACAGATACGGAGCTGACCAAGGCACTCAAAGATTCAAGCCAAGCACTCAAAGATGCAGCCGCTGCGGATAAGAAGGCTAATGGAGCGCAAGCTACCGCCAACACCAAGAGACGCATCTTCGGCTCTCAGCCAGTTCCACCATACGATGTGAACGATATGTGGGTGAACGCAACCTATCCGAACGATGGTAGCACTTACAAGAACGAAATCTTGAAGTGTTCCACCGCTAAGGCAGAAGGCGAAAAGTTCGATATTGCCGATTGGAAATTGGCTAGCAAGTATACCGATGACACGAAGGCAGAGGAAGCCAAGAAAGCTGCTGAGAAGGCGCAAGAAGAGATTAAGACGACACAGAGCAACTTGAACGCCCTCGGAACGACTGTTACCGAAAACAAAAAGACGTTCGACAGCTACGTCAAAGATGGCTACCTAGAGCCTTCTGAGATTGCTGCAATGGCGCAGGATTCCAAGCGACTTGAAGATGCTTTCGCAGCTGCCGAGAAGTCGTACAATGAAGTGAAGGGAGCAGAGGTGTTAAAGAGTACAAAAGAACTCACCGACCTTAATACTGCTTTCACTACTCTCTCTACTGCCAAGACGGAACTCGTTACGTATCTCTCAGATATATCTACAAATTACAATAAGGCTGATACTAACGGCAAGGCTGCTATCGTCTCTGCCGTGGGAACGAAGTTCACCAACTTTCAGTCCGCATACAGCGCATTCTATGACAAACTTGGTTTGGCTAATGCCTATATCACTAGCAAGATATATGGTGACTTGAAGCAGAATATCACAGACCTCGCAGGTTACAAGTATCTCAAGGATGCGCTCGGTCAGACTACATATGTTGACGGTGGTCTTGTAATGACAACGCTCCTTGCGCTGAGAGACGGAGACGGAAACGTTCAGAGCGGTATCAACGGAGCAATAGACCCGAATAGAGGAAAGAAGAGTATCGCAACATGGTGGGGCGGTCAGATGGTGGATAAGGACTATAATAGCGGAAATCTTACCCCTGCAACCTCCCTCATCCGCTTCGATGGCTCGGGTTATCTTGCCAATGGTGCTATCTGGTGGGATGTGAGCGGAAAGGTTCACGCAGACCCTACATCGTTTATCATCAGCGAAAAGAATCTTGGCGCATACCTCACCTTCTTCGAGCCGACTTGGAAGGAAGGAAGTGCAGGAACGAGCGTTGCTGACCTTGTGTCTTTGAAGCCAAACGCTCCATTCTCTAAACTTGGCGTATCGGGCGATGCTACATTCGAAGGCGCAATCTCCTTCCATGGCATTAAGATAACGTATGATGCAACCAATAAGGCTATCAAGATTGATGGTAATCTCTATGCCACAGGTGGTATCACGGCATACGGAGCAGGAGCATCTACCACGGGCGGTGGTGGCGGATTGAACGGCAGTGTGAAGAGTTATTCAAATGCCTTGAAGCTTACATCAGAATCGCTGAGTGAGATTGCCTCTGCCTACTCCATCAAGGCTCTTGATTCTCGTATCTCTAGCCTAGAAGGAGGCTCGGCTATGGACGTTAGTGTTAGCGGTAGTGGAAACGCAGTGACAGCCATCAGTAAGAGCGGAACGACTATCATCGTGACAAAGGGAACAACGTTCTTGACTTCACATCAGAGCCTTGCGAGCTACCTTACTAAGACTGACGCTGCCAGCTTGTATCAACCGAAGGGAAACTACCTTACCGCACACCAATCGCTCGATGGTTACGTGAATGCGATAGCAGTTAGCGGAAGTGGAAATGCCGTTACTGCCGTTACAAAGAGCGGCAAGACCATCACCTTCACAAAAGGCTCTACATTCTCGCTCAATGGGCATACGCACGACTTCATTACCGTGGGGGCGAATCAAACTATCACGGCTACACAATACACAAACAGCCGTCTGAGCGTGCGCCCTTACTACAACAGCGGTGGTCCGACTATATACGGAAACATCTTGGAGGTTGTCAGCGGAAATAGCGGCGGTGGTCAGCTTGGTATGGAATGGTCGGAAAGCCAAACCAAGACGGACGGAACGGACACCAACGTAGGCAAGTTGTATTATCGTAGCAAGCGAGATACTAAGGCAGGCTGGACGGTTTGGAAGAGACTTGCCTTCGCCGAGGAGCTTGCTTGGGGCAACATCAGCGGAAAGCCTACAAGTCTCAGTGGATATGGTATCACGGACGGTGTGAACGCCGTTAGCGTAACAGGCTCGGGCAATGCCGTGACAGCCGCATCTGTTAGTGGGCATACCTTGACCTTGACGAAGGGTGCTACATATCTCACATCGCATCAGAGTTTAAGTAATTATTACACCAAGAGTAGTGTAGATTCACTTCTTAATGGTAAGTCGGCAACTAGTCATACACATAGTGTAAAGATTAACGGTGTTACTAAAACTATTGCAGCTACTGGTGGAACTGCTGTAGATTTAGGAACTTATCTTACTAGTCATCAAAGTTTAGCAGATTATGCTAAGAAGAGTGAAATACCTACAAAAGTAAGTCAACTTACTAATGATACTGGTTATATTACTTCTAGTGGAAGTTGTGCTTATGCTACAAGTGCTGGAAATGCTGACAAGGTTGATGGTTATCATGAAAGTTCATTTCTTAGATATAGAGGTGAGTATGGAGATGCATCTGTAACTAAGGATGGAGTTGGAGTTTATGGTTGGGCTCATACTAATGAGGGACATAATAATTTTCATGAAAGCTATGGTGATATAATTAATATACAAGGTTATTCTACTTGGAGAACTAGATTTGATATAGGAACTAGTGGAAGAATTAGAATAATGCATGGTATAAATACTACTACTGCAACTCAGGTTGGTTATCTTGCTTATTTACATGATAATGTAGCTTCTGCAACTAAACTCAGAACTCCTAGAACTATTTGGGGTCAAAGTTTTGATGGAACTGGGAATGTTGATGGAACATTAACTATAACTAATAGTGGTTCAGATGCCCCTCATATTATATCTACAGTAAGTAAATGGTTTCATATTGTATCTAAATATAAACTTGTTTTATATGCTGGAGAATATAATAGTAGTCAAAAAGATGCTATAAATATATTATCAAATCATAATGTAGGTATTGGAGTAGACCCTTCTTATAAACTACATGTTAAAGGTGATATATATTCATCTGCTACTATTAGAACTGCTGCTCAAAATCAAGCTATAATGTTAACTAACGATGCCAGTCCTGCTTGGATTAGTGCTCTTGAAGGTCAAGTAATATTCAATACTGGTAAGGCTATTCGTTTTGGTGAAACTGCTTGGGATTGGAATCAATGGGCTGGACTTAAATATACTCATTCTAATAAAACTATTTATCTTGGTATAGCTGATGGTTCTGTGTTTGAGGCTAATAGTGCACAACGTAATGGTACACTTAAATTTCCAGGCATTACAACTATAACTCCTGATAGTGGAGTTAGAATTGGAGGTAGTGGTGGTGATTTATATTTAGGTAATGGTAATAATTCTGGTTTTGTGAAAGTTCAAGATATATGTAGTCAAGCAGGTAGTACTTATTGGCAAATATCACAAAGCGGTAATGCTAGTTTTAAGTCTCTTAATGTAAATAATGCTATTAGTTGTGGTAGTATTACTATTAATGGTGATACTCGTATTAATGGTTCTACTACTATTAACAGCTTATTAACAGCTAAAGCTATAAAAGCTACTACTGCTGATGTAAATGCTTTTGGTACTAGTTTAAATAATTGGGATGGTAGTATTGCAGCTAATGTTACTAATATGTTTAATGGTATTCCTATGGGAAATATACAAGTAGAATATTCGATGGATAATGGTGCTACTTGGAATGCGTATCCTGGAAGTCCTGAAAATGCATTTAATCTTGTAAACGATAATGTTAACGCAAATAATTATTATTTAGGACTTAATAATATTATTGGTAATACTGATGCTGATAAACTTGTTCAAATAAAGAAAAATCAACTTAGGGTTACTGTTAAAATTCCTGCTGAAATATATCAAGAACTTTGTTGGATAAGTGTTGATGTAAATAACGGAGTTAATATAAAATGTCAGGTATATTATGGAAATAGTAATGGTGTTTATACAGAACGTGTTTCTAAAATAATGTATGGATGGTCACATAAATGTGATATTTGTGTTGGTCAAATAGATGCAGGTAATGATTCACATCGTTATGTAAGATTTGTATTTAGTCATCCTAGTAATAATACTAATTTACGTAATGGTATTGTTGCTAAAATTAGAGCTTTAGCTTTAACTAAATATGCTCATAATACTGACAGATATACAATTAGTACTACTGGTCATATATATGATTATGATGCTTATATGAATACTTACTTCCCTAATAGCATTCTTGCTAAAGGTGGAGTTACAGCTTATCAATCTTCTGATATTCGCTTGAAGCAGGATTTGCGGAAGCTGGATTACTTGGGTATCATCAAGGCGATGGGTGGCACGTTCAGCTTTGCTTGGAAGAAGGACAACACAAGGTCTATCGGCTGGATTGCACAGCATGTATTGCACAACCCTCAGTTAAAGGACATCGTGGAGACTGACGAGAAGGGCTACTACAAGATTAACTACTGGTCTCCGAAGCTGATTGCAACGGCATTCGGTGCTATCGAGCAGGTGGGCGATGAGGTCAGCAGGTTGAAGGCTCGTGTGGTCTTCCTTGAATCAGAGGTTCTGCGATTGAGTGGAGATAAGGAAGACTGCAACAAGAAGAGATTAGATAACAAGAATATTAATTCATTAAATTAGATTAGAAAATGGAGAATTTAAAGATTAACAAGAAGAGTGAACAGACAACCGCCACTTATACCAAGGGCGGCTATCGAGTCGAAATCACCTACAATGTTGACAAGACGGGTGGCAACATCGAGAGCATCAATATGAGTATCTATGGTGACACAAATGGTAATTATCTCGGCAATGCGAACGCAAGCTACAACGGCAGCGAGCTGACCTACAACATCAGCGGCATCCCTCAGAGCAAGCTCAGTGAGGTATCAGCATTGATTAAGGAGGTCAATTCCGCTATCGCCGCTAATATGGCAAGCGAGGCAGCAGAGTAGGTATCGTGAGTACTAACGCAGGGTGGCTCTTATAGAGCTGCCTTGCCTAGTGTTTTAAGTTCTAAAGATTAAGCGTATGAAACGATTTATATTATAGCTTGCGAAAGTGTTCAATGTAACAGTAGAGCGAGTTGTTACTAAAGAAGTTGTAACAGAATTAGAAACTAAAGTTGAATATTTAAAAAATAAAGATTATGTCTTACAATAGTGATAGTGGAATTATTAGTGCTCCTGTTAGCATTGATGATGTTAAACGAGCTCTTGGAGAGAGTAGCAATGACCTTGCTACTCTTTGTAAGAGTGAGAATATAAATATATGGAGTAGGTATAAACCTATTAGTTGTAAAGGTGAATTTAAAGAATATCCTATTAGAGAAGACTCTGAGGAAATAGTAACATCTTCATATAGTAAATTCACTTGTGTTGTTCGTTGTGGTATGAATATACCTATGGACACTTATAAGAACTTACGTAATAATTATGGAGGAGAAGGTTTTGCAATTAAAGCTTGTAACAACCTTCATAAAGATAATGTATATGGTTATAATGGTTATATTAGTGATAACACAAGTACAAGTGTATCAGGAAAACATTTTCCAAAAGGTGGTGCTAATTCTCCTTATAGATTAAGTGATTTTAGAAATTATAATAGTAAAGCAACAAGCAATAGATTTCTGACTTCTCTTCCTCAATTTCATAACGTTGAAGTTTATTATTCTTCAATTCGTAAATTTAATTGTGTATTATATATGGATACACATGTGGATAATAATACAAATGTTACTATGGATGATATAATACCTGATTTATCTTTAGGTTGGTCTTTTTGGATTCAAATTCGTTATGATTCACCATATAATGTTAATGATAAGATTTATAAAAATTATTATGTCGGTAATTGCAAAAAACCAACAGATTATGTATACGCTAGTAAAGAAATAACTTTTGATATAGGCAGTGGAGATAAGTTTATTGATATTGTGCCTTTTTTAGCATATACCCGTAATGCAACTTTATATGATAATACAAAAATAATTTTTATATCTTTTCCGGGTGCTATTACTTTTAAATATTATCCTAGACAAATTAATATGGAAAGTATTAAAAGTGGTTCTAGTGGTTTTGTTGATTTCTCATCGTTGAGAGAATTAGTTGGTGCTAGTTGTATTTGTAAAGCAAGAATACATAAACTTCCTGATGCTACAATTACAATTACTGATGGTATATTTAGAAGTGTTTGTGCTTATGGTAACAATAAGACAACATACGGAAGAGGTTATGTATCTAATAGCTCTGGTCAAAGTACAGGTTCTGTAACTATTCCTGAAGGTGATAGAACAGATTATGTTGATATATATATAAGATTTGATAATGTTTATGAAGGAGGTTATTATGGACAAATGTGTCAATTATCTTTTGAAATTAATATAGATGGTGGATGGAAACAAGTTCCTCCAGGTGGTAGTTATATTATGCATTAAAAAGCAGATGTTCTTAATATAACAAATATGCTAGAAATGTATTTGTGGTTTACGTTCTCACCGAGAAAGCAGATACGTTGCGACCTAGTGATTACCCAATGGGGGAAGCTGATTTTTAAAATTCGTAAATTTTGCTCCTCCTGCATTGCTATTCGGAATTATTTTCTTAACTTTGCACTGTTAATAGGAAAGGTATTCTGCTATGGCAATCTGGCGAAGAATATTGTATAACATAAAAATAAAGAAACAATTATGAAAAAGATTAAGACAATTGAGGCAGTTGATGCCTACAGAACGTTGAAAGCATTGAAGACATCATCTATGAGCGATGATGCCGCCTTGCGAGTTTGGAAGAACATGAAGGCACTGCGCCACGTAGCCGATACCTACGACAAGGATGTGAAGGAAGCGCAGGAGAGCTTGAAGGACGATAAGTTTGAGGAGATGCAGCGCAAGCTACAGGAGTGCCAGCAGCTTGAGCAGAAGCACGCCGATGAGGGCTACGAATACACCAAGGACGATTCAGCCAAGTTCGCTGAGGTCAATGAGTACTTCTTCAATCAGAAGCAGAAGACCGAGAAGTACTTCTCAGACCTTGCCAATGCCGAGGTAGAGGTGTCCATTGAGGAAGTTGACGAGAAGGAGTTGTTCAAGGCAGCGAAAGATTGCGGCTTGAAGTTCGCTGATATGGAGACCCTTGATGTTGTGATAGGATAAACACTGATAAGTAGATATAGAAATAGCGTTAGAATTTGGTAAGGAAGCCGTTCTAACGCTATTTTTTATATGGTTTGGGAGGGTGTCTAAAACGAAGACATTTCGTTTTGCTTTTTGAACATTTCGTTTTGCGGATTATAATTGTGGGCGGCTGATTATTTCGGTCGCCCATCATTTTTACTTACAATCTGTAATTTACCCCCCCCCATTTCTGTAGCCATCTACTTTCAGATTGTTACTTTTTATAAAGTTTAACACAGAAATATTCTCATTTCCGCTGGTTTTGTGCAAAAGAGTGTAACTTTGCAACATCATTTAATTTAAATCAATGAATTATGAACAATTAGCTATAGACAAAAGGAGGTTTATTAATATGACACTAGAACAAGAAGCCGAAGTCCAACGGTTGATAAAGGACATTGATGTGACGGAGCTGATGGATATGCTTAAGAAGCATGGTAATCGGTATAGCAGGAGAATATTAAAGTTCTTCCGCTGGTTCTGCAAGTATGTGCCTATCATTATTATGTTCTTCCACGCATACGGCATTTGGGAGTTCTCTCAGCATCCACGTGAGATGTTTATCCCATATAATGAAAATATGCCTTGCTATATCTTTATTTATTTCATGGTTTACGTCCTGCCGATGGTGACGATACTGGCAAGTAGATTTTTCTTCTTGTGCCAGTGGTATCGCATTCCATTTATGTACTACTTAGGCATCAATGCGGCTCATATTGTAGAGTGGAGTTGGTACACAACTAAAGATATGGTGGATTCCTGCTTTACGGTCATGGTCGTGACAACTATATTCTATTTGTATAGCTTTGCTAGAATGTTTGTTAATGATACGAAACTAGGACGTAAAATTTGTGCATAAGATATGGGAAAGATATTAAGTTATAAATTGCTAGGTACAGCTTTGAAGTCATTGAGCGATGCTTGCTTTAAGGCTGATGAGCAGCAGAAGAACGGCGAGAAGGTCACCGCATGCGGAATGAGCGATGATGATTTGGATAGATTGTGTGACATCATTCCAGATATGCTCAATCCTATGTTGAGCACAGAGGAAGTCAAGGAGAAACTTCACGTTTCTGATGCCACACTCAATCGAATGGTTGCTAGGGGCGATATTCCCAATGGCGAGTGCAAGAAGCGTGGGCATACCCGATATTGGAAGAAGTGGGATATTCTGCACTTTATTAAGAGCAAGAGAAAATCATAACGTATAAGCCCTATCGCATCACGGATAAGCGAGCATATATGAGTATGGATTATATGTTTTGTACTTTGATTATAGTAGCGATAATGGTAATCGTTAATAGTGCGTTCATTACTTATTTGTATCTTTCCTATGAATATAAGAAGGTCGATAAGTACTTCTTGACTTGGATAACAATGTCAACTATGATATTGATAATGTGGTTCGGGGAAGGATTGTATCTGTATCTAACAAATTAATGACGAAAAATTTGGTGGTTTCGGAATTATTGCTTATCTTTACAATATTTTATCGAGCTTCACTTTTCCGAGTAGGAATGTGATATTTCCCCTATACTATTGGCGTGGTATAGGGGATTTTTTGTTTTAATTCCAAATTTCGATGCTTTTAAAAATACAATATTTCGAGGAAATTATATACAATTATATACAATATTCCTTCAAAAATATATATATACGTTTATATGAGTGCATAAAGTTTTGCACTTTTTCGTGAAATCTATTTGATGATTAAATATTTTGTTGTATATTTGCAGCATTATTGTTTAATCATCAAATAGTTATAGTATGGCAGATAGAATTAAAGATATTGTCGTAGGCGTAGTTCTTGCACTCCTCGCCTATCTTAAACCGATTGAAGGCGAGTTATCTTCGCTTATGATCGTCTTCACCCTCAACTTTATTTTCGGTTATCTTAGTGGCATGATTGCAAAAGGAGAGAACTTCGAGTTAAAGAAAGCAGTTGTGTGCATCGGTCACGCTACCGTGTTCTTCGTCCTTTGTGCAGCAGTATATGCAATCGGGCGATTCAAAGGACAAATGGAAGGTTCCGTTCAATGTGTTTCCTTTATCTCGTATCTAGTATTGTGGTTCTACGGATGCAATATTCTGAAGAACTTGAAACAGATATTCAAGAAGGGTACCCCTCCTTGGTATGTTGTTAGCTTTATGTACTACCTCATGCGCTTCAAATTTATCGAGAAGATTCCATATTTGTCGGACTATCTAAATTACACGGAAAAGGAGGAAAAGATATGATGTTAGCGATTATTATGGTGGCAGCTATTATAGTAAGCATTATTGTATTTGGCTGCATTATTCAAAGAAATGATTATAGCGAGGAGGAGAAGTAAACATGGCTGATTCTAGTAAACTCGTTCCGTTTATCCTCAGTTGGGAAACGGACAAATATACAAATAACAAGCATGACAAGGGTGGCGCTACTAAATACGGCATCACCCTTGCGACCTGGAGGAGAGTCGGGTATGACAAGAATGGTGATGGTGTTCTTAACGAGGAAGATGTAAAACGCCTTACTGAGGAAGACTTTCATCGAGTTTTCAAGCAGAACTATTGGAATGCTTGCAAGGCAGACCAAATACAGGATCAGAGCGTAGCCAATATGCTAGTAGACTTCGCTTATAATAGCGGAGTCAGCAAAGCGGTAAAACATCTGCAACTTGTATTAGGTATCACAGCAGATGGTATTATCGGTAATAAGACGCTGTATGCCATTAATAAATCCAATGGAGAAAGATTATTCGAAGCCTTCAAGAAAGATAGAAAAGCTTATCTAAAGAGAATTGCAGTCGGTGACCAGAAAGGTTTTCTTAAAGGGTGGCTTCGCAGACTTAGCTACATTACGTATGGTAATCTAAAATTGAATAAATGATGAAATGGTATGATATAAGATTTTGGAAATGGGCAACCATTACCCTAGTGGTAGGTCTTGCGCTTGTTTCTGTCTTAGGGTGCAGTACTCCTAGAGCAGTAACTACACAAACCTTCATCACAGACAAGCAGAGTGAAAAGAAGTTCGATTCCCTCTTCACTACCCGATTGTCTTATGCCTTCGAGCAATGGCAACATATCCAAAAGCGAGAAACAGAAAAGGCTACCAAAGATAGCAGCTATGTAAAAGATAGCACAGCAACCCGATATGATGCGCAAGGGAATAAGATTGGTGAAGATCGTTTTCATTACGAGAGTCACTATTTATTTGAAAAGGAACGAAGAATGCTCCTCGATACCATCAGTACATATAAAGCATACAAAGATAGCTTTATATATTACAGAGGAAGATGTGACTCCTTATCAAAGATTGGTACCTCTCAGTTCTATAAGATTGACGCTCCTTCTATAAAAGAGAAATCTCTGTCAAGTATGCAGAAGATATTCTTAAAAACGGGGCAGATGTTTTGGTTCTGCTTTATACTCATAGTTATGTACTTACTATATATATCAAGGAAGAAAAAGAAAGAATCTTAGAAAAGTTGTTTAATTAAGGTTTTGAGATTTATTTTGGATAACTAGGGCGACTACTCGTGATGAGCGGTCGCCCTTTTTGTTTGCAAAGTAAATTCTTCTGTTCTAAGAGGATAAAAAATGAGCCTACCTACTATCACCATAAACCACTGATTTAGAGCCACTAACGAAAACTATGATAGCCTTATAGCTTATTTCAAAACAATTTTCTAACTTTGCACACGTAACGTTACAAATAGTGTTAGTTAAATATTAAGGTTAAATTAAAAATTCGGGATATGGAAAGTAAAACTTACGTGTTCAATCCAGAGAGCGGCACAAGCGGCACAGGCTCTAATGGAATCTTGGCTATGCTTCCTGCACTCATGCAGAGACAGGGTGTTGACCCAGGTCTTATTGCACTCTTGAACAACCGTGGAAACGGAAATGGTTGGGGTGAAGACATCTTTGCAATCCTCCTCTTGTTCATCCTTATGGGCAATAATGGTATGGGGTTCTTCGGAGGTAATCGCTGCATGGGTTCTAACGGACAGGGCGGTGTTGTGCCAATGCTTAACAATGATGCCAATACAGCCGTTATCATGCAGGCTGTTCAGCGCAATGGTTTCGACGTTCAGAGCTTGGCTACAGCCCTCAACACATCAAGTGACGCAGTCATGGCTGCAATCAATGGCTTAGGTCATCAGATTTGCAACCTCGGCAATCAGATGGGCATGAATGCTAATCAGATTTTGACTGCTATCATGCAGGGTAACAATGCCATCGCTACTCAGTTGGCAGAATGCTGCTGCAAGACCAATAACGCCATAACTGCAATGGATGGCAACCTCAAGTTGTCTATCTGTCAGCAGACCCACGCCATCAATGATACGGCAAATGCCAATGCTTTGATGCTCCGTGACAAGGCTGATGCTAACAATCAGTCTGTCTTGGCTAAGTTGGATCAGATGCAGACACAGGCAATGCAGGATAAGCTCGATGCTTTGAGAGAGAAGAATAGTGCCCTGCTTGCTCAGATTTCAAACGAGCATCAGACACAGGCTTTGCAGGCTTATCAGGCACAGGTTATCACACCAGTAAATGCAGCTTTGGCTGCACTGCAGGCAGAGGTGGCTGGCATCAAGTGCAAGTTGCCTAATACCATCAGTGTTCAGTACCCTCAGTACGGAGTATTCAACAAGGACGTTTATACTGCTGCCGCCATGGGAGCTTATGCAGGTGATGTAGCGGCTTCTCGTTCAACTGTAGGATGCGGTTGTTAGGAAAGGAGGTAACTATGTTCCCTTTATATCCATTCAATCCATTTATTCCAATCGGTCAGAGAAACCAAATCAAACTTATTGATGTAGGCGGTATCTATGAACTGAAGACAAATGCTCAGCAGGTCACAGATGCTAGTGTAGATTATGGTATCAATCCTTGCTACTACAATGCTTTGCCTTGCGAGTGCATTGTACTCTTGAAGATACATCAAGGAGTTGCCGCTGCAAGTGCGACACTTCCTGTTACAATCGTAACTCCAAATAGTGGTTCGACCACTGTTAACGGAACTGCTAACACTAGCGGAACTACTTCCGGCACAACAAAGGTGCCAGTTGTTGATCATGTGGGAAAGGCAGTGACGGGAGCTAACGTTTCTGAAACTACGGAGGCTTTGGCATACATCAATAAGAAGAGCGGTATTATCCGACTGCTTGGGTTTCAGCAGCCTACAGGCGGCTAACAGAGTATTAACTATGGGACAGACTGAAAAGTCTGCCCCTTTAAAAGAGAAAGAAAATGTTTCAAGGACTAAGACAGTCTTCTCTCTTCTACATCTTAGACAAGGGAGGAGAAAAGCCGACTCTAAAAATCGGTCAAGTAATATCGGTCAGCAATCCTCAGCAGAAATATCCTAGCTATATGCCAGGACAGACTCCGACATTGGAGACGACCGTTGATGTTAAGGTGCAAGTAGAGGACCAGCAGGTCAATTTCGAAAAGCTGCCATCTACGGCACAGATAGTGAACTTCGGCAATGAAGGTGTTGTTGTCAGTGACAGCAGAGAAGCTATGTGCGCAGAGATTGATGCTATGTTGCGACATTCAAAGGGAGTCGTGGAAAGTGTAGATTACCACAATGGAGTTATAAGCTCCTGCGAGGAAATGCTCACTAGAATCAACCCACAGATTGCTAAGGAAAAGCAGCAGGAAAAAGACATCAATAACCTCAAATCAGAGGTCAGCGGCATGAAGGGAACGCTATCCAATATTGAATCCATGCTGTCTAAGGCTTTGAGCGGTAACAATTTTAAAAAGTAATTGCTATGGGATATATGGTAGAAATTACGGAAAACAAGTTCGATGAGCTTGTTGACAACTGCGAAGAAATGGTTCGAGCAGGTGGCAAGGTTATGAAGTGCTTGGATAGTTTGAAGCGCGAGCGTATGGGAAACCGTATGCCTATGCCAGACTATCGTGACAAGTGGGACGATGAAGATTGGCGTGACGAAGACCGCTATGGAGAACGACGCTACTATGGTCGCCGTGGCGGTGGACGTTACTAATGTTTAATTCGGTGGTGGGGATTTTTCCCTGCCACCCTTAAAAGAAAGAGCTATGGGAAAATGTAGAATGCCTTTGGATGCTTACGATATGAAGCCAGAAGGAATGATAGCATATCTGAGATATAATGGCTGGCACTTCAACAAGAAGGCTTGCGAATGGGCAGTCAGTCAGATGAGAAAATACAACCCAGTCACCAAAAAGGATGAGGAGGTTGACTATATGGATAAGGAGAAGGTTGAATCCATCCTTACCAAGCAGGGAGTGACGCTTGAAAATAATGTAGGCTATGATCATGTCTATGTGGCAAACATGGTTAAGGCTGATTTCTATAAGTCTTCCATCGAGGACGAAGCTCACATGGCTTTGTTCGTGAAAGATATGGTTGATGATACCGATCAGAAGGATGGCTTCATCTTTAACAGATTCTATGCCGATTGCAACCATAATGGCATCGGCATTCCATGGGATGATATTTTATGATAAGTCAAGAGATATATCTAGAAAAGTACGATTGGAAAGTTCTTGTGTTTTACGGTTTGGAATCATCAGATACCGATGAAGTATGCAACTCCCTTGTGCAGATAGGCTGCACAGAAAAGGCAGTCGAAAGCGCAAGGGAGCATTGCTTACGAGGAATGCCGAACATAGGTCTTACCTACTCCAATCTTGCAGGTAGAAAGAGCGTGGTTGCTATTAGCAGGACCACATCAGAATATGAGTTCGTGAATACTGCCACACACGAAATGTTTCATGTTGTCACTCATATCTGCGAATCACTAGGTATTGACTTGAAAGACGAAGAGCCTTGCTATATGATGGGATGGCTCTGCCAGGCAGTTAGTAGGATATTCATTTAAAATTTAGAAATATGACGGACATTAAATTAATGGTGGATGCTGCAAGGCAGCTAAACCAAACTTGGAAAACGTGTAGTAATGGTTTGGAAATGGATAATGTTCCAAACGATGTGTATAATGCTTTGTGCGAAGTGGATGAAGCCGTAACCAATCTGATTGACAAAGTCGGCGAAGCTACAAAAATCATTACATTAAGCAGTATCTACAAAAGCGTATAACTCTTTGATACTCAGTGAGTTAAATTTAGTATTTTTAACTAAAATAAAGTGTGGTATATTTGCATATATCACATTTTTTTTGTATCTTTGCATATAGAAAGAGTGGTTATTTTGACTAACCACAGATTATGTTGAACCAATTAAAATCTTAAAAAGATGGAAGAAATTAAGGAAATCAAAAAGAATTATGAAATGGGATTCATTTCTGCACAAGAATTTCTTTGTGAATATACAGATGTCCTTGCTGAACTGGGAGCGCAAGGCGAATTGATAGATGCAATGAATACAGTATTAGCTCCGCTTGCAGATTTCGTAGTGAAGGACATCTTGAATGCCAAAGATGACGAGAAGAAACAGATTAAGGACTTCTTTAATTTTAAGTAGATATGGGAACCATTCTTTTAGTAAACGGATTGATTTTTCTATTTATCGTAGCGATAGTAGATTTAGCAATGAGACATTAACAAAGTAAGCCCTACGCAACACGGTTAAGCGATAGATATGAAAGCAATTAAAGTAGCAGTATTCTTTGAAATGATGAAAAGACTTATGATTCAGTACTCATTTGATGAGTTGCAGGGTACTACTTTCAGAAGTCATTTCGGTGCAGTTGGCCTTGGTGATACGCAGGAAAGAAACGGCTTCTTCCTGGCAGCATACATAACAGATAACTCTGTGTTACAAGATGGCTTCATGGAGGGAGTAAGAACTTTTCTTGATGACGCAGTTGTATATAAGTATGATTCTCCTTATCAAGAGAAGGATGTTCTAGAGAAAGAATTAATGTACATAATTGAAATTAAAAATGAAGACTAG